TGGGAAGCTCAACTGGACGAGCAGCGGATTCCAAATCCGCCGGCTGTGGGTTCGAACCCCACCCCTCGTGCAAAAGATAAACGTTAGAGTGGCCGAGCGGCTGAGGCGGTGGATTGCAAATCCATTTACGGGGGTTCGAATCCCTCCTCTAACTCAACATAGCTCCGTAGCTCAATGGATAGAGCACCTGACTACGAATCAGGAGGTTGAAGGTTCGAGTCCTTCCGGGGCTACTTTACTTGGCTAGTAAAAGCTTTTATGTGATTAATTGCGGCATGAAAAGATTAATAGTAAGATTCCGAAAGTGGTTCCGCCGAATGAACGGCATTCTCCCAACAGAGAAGTAACCTGAGCGCTTTAGATTAAACTCTTATATTTTCCCTTATACAATAAGAAAATTAAAATAAGAGAATATGTCAAGACACATTTATTTCCACGAGGGTGATAAAGTTCAGATCAAACATGATCTAAACAACAAGCCCGAAATGCTCGTAAAGAAAGTGCAAAAAGCACGAGTAGGACGAGACGAAGAAGAAGAATCCAAATCTGTATTATTGGGCGTAACCTGTTTTTGGTTCACCGATACACTTCTTTACCAACAACAAACTTTCAATTCTAAGGATCTCGAAAAACTAGACTAATTATGTTGAAATTCACTGTAAACAATGATAACGTTTGCATCGATCCCAACATAAAGATTATCCAAGAGTTCAATAATATATTGAAGCACGGGAAATCTATAGAGGACGAGGATCATGCTCTGCGTATGTTACTGTACGTATTCTATTGCTGCGACCTTACGGAAGATAACGTTATGCGTGATCTTGATTTCCGTATGAAGGAAGAGCAATCTATGGTACGTGCCTTCCGCAACAAGAAGACAGAATTCACCAAGCGTGAACGCGAGCTAATAGAGGCGGCCATCGATGCCTACAACTTTTTCAACGAGACTTCTGCAGAACGAGCTATTTTGTCTATAGATGCCAAGATTGATGAGGCCCGTAGTGAGCTGGATGACTTCAAGATAGAAAGAGTCCGAAACGTTAACGAGGGCACCGGGGTAGTAACCTTTGCTTCCAACATAAGCGAGATGGGTACCCTAACGAAGCAGATCGGCGAGATGATGACCTTAAAAGTTAGTATAACCAACGCCGCTAAGAAACTGGAGAACTCTGGTAGAGTGCGCGGCGGTAAAGGATCATCCCTGATAGAACGAGGGAACTTGGTTCGTAAGAACGAAGAGTAATGGCAATATCCAAAAAGAAAATAGACGTATCCAAGCAGCCCGAGTTATTCGGCGTGAAGAACAATTATGATCCTTTCGATCTGAAGTTTTTGCGCACAGACGAACATGGGGAAATTTGGAACGGTGAGTTCAAGGTCACAGGAGCACCCCAGAAGCTGAGGGGAGTACCCACAGGCGAGGAAGAGATCAGGTTGACTGATTATTTAGTGCACAGACCTGTTCCCAAGGAAGTTATCGCGTGGCAAAACATACCGAACTACCACCCCGACTCCTTGGATATGGAGAACTGGTATCAACCCTTAGCGGATTACTGCTATGATGGGGTGTGGGTAGACGGGGAGTACTGGAACCCATACATGATGTATTGGTTGAACATATTTGTTTTCCCAGTTCCTATCTATGACGAACATGGAGATCCCACTGAGGATTTCGAAACTAGCTACGCAACCTACTGCAATATTGACAGATACTTCTTTGACTACTGCTGGAAGGCGGAGCTCATGCGTTTAGATTGTGCTATCATGGGAGGTCGTGGGGTTGGTAAGTCCTACATGTACAACTGCATCCTTGACAGGGAATACAGATTGTTCCCGGGGGCGGTAAATGTCGTATCTTCTACAAACGAGGATACAACAAATGAGGCATGGGATAAAATTGAGAAAGGTATGGAAGCCATAGAGGCCAAGCACCGTGCTCTTAAATACAAAAGATTAACGGACTCTTCCACAAGAAAAGAGGCCGGAGAAATAGTTGAACTACCAGACGGTACCACAGAGAAGCGTGGCCACTTGGCAGTATTTGAAAAGATTATATACGGTAAGAACGCCGGTAAGACAAGGGGTAAGCGTCCACGAAAACAATTGTTCGAGGAGTTTGCAGCCTTTCCACCGTCACACCAAAAGGGTTCGTTACGAGCTTGTATGCGTGAGAGTCGTGGTTCTTGGTGGGTAATGGGATCGATTAAGAAATGTACAGTGCTTTACTCTGGTACAGGTGGAACCGTTGAAAACGATGAAGCTGAAGGAGTGTTCTGTAACCCAAAATCAAACGGTATCTTGCCAACGCACGATTTCCCGGATGCGCCAAACGGTTCAGGCTTCTTCTGCCCTACTCACATTAAGCGAGCGGGTACTTGGGAGAAAACGGGTTGCCCTGATGTTACTCAGGCTACGTTAGAAGTAAAAGAAGAAAGAGAGGCCGCTAAGGGCGACACCGAATCTTACATGGGATTACTACAAGAGTACCCTATGAACATTAGAGAGGTGTTTACTAGACGTGGTGTTAACATATTTAATCAAGAACGTATTGCTGCTCAACGTATTAGAATAGAGCACGAGAAAGATTGTCCAAAGCCCGAACGCGGATTCCTTAAGTGGTTGAAGAACGAGGCTGGCAAGAATCTATCTGTTGTATGGGAACCTAGCACGGTTGGTGATATTGAAATTATTGAGCACCCATACTGGTTGACTGAGCAGAGTAGAGAAGACGAGAAAGCACCTATGAACAATCTTTACGTCGGAGGATGTGATAGTATTGACCAAGGGACAATGGATTCTTCCTACGCGACAGACAGCCGTAGAGGTTCTGAGCTAGGTATACTGATCAAGAAGCGTGTCGTGGATGGGAACTACTGGGGAACTACCTCAAACATTTACGTTGCAAAATACGTAAAACGTTCTGCCAACGTTCGTTCTGACTGGGATAACGCTCTGAAGCTTGCTGTGTATTACAACGCAGAGGTGAATATAGAGTATACCAAGATTGGTATTGTAGGTTGGTTCAGAGACCAAGGTTACTACCGCCTGCTAAAGAAAAGACCAACAATCAACCTGACAAGTGGGGATCCGTCCAAACTGTCACACTTGGTTGGTACAACCGCCGCCGGGCCTATTATTGATCACCAAGATCAAAAGATCGCTGCATATCTAGAAGATTACAGCGACGAAATTTGGTTCCCGGACATTCTACAACAACTACAGGATTACAATCGTGAGGACAGAACTAAGTTTGATTTAGTCATAGCGATGGGGTTATGTGAGCTTGCAGATGAGGATTTGATGGGTAAAGCCGCAAAGCCGCCGTCTAAGGCTACTGAGGGGTTCCAACTATATGGTTGTTATACTGACCCGGTAACAGGTTATAAGAAGCATGGTCTGATACCAGACAAGAAGAGTGGTAAAGACGAATTAGATACGATTTTGAAGGAAGCTGCTGAGTTCAGAGCGCGCGGAAGTGTGCGTTGGATAGATGCCAGTGACCCGGACAACGTTGAGGTACATTATCAATAGTACCTTGACAAATAGTTTGCTTTTCGTATTATTAGCGCTATAAGTAATAAGTAAATAAGAACAATATGGAGAAAATGAAAGTTACGCCTCACTACGTAAATGTGCTGGCAGAAGTTACCGTATTACCAACAGAAGTTAATGGTGTATATGTAGGTGAACAGTCCGAGGGGACAATGACAAGAGCAGAGTTCTATTACGGAACAGCTTTGAAGAAAGGCCCTTTAGCGAACGAAAAAGATCAGTGTCCTGAACTAGAAGAAGGAGATGGGATCATTTTTAACCAGTTTGCTGGACACCACGTTGCAACAGACGACGGTTTTTGTAAAGTCTTAAGAGGACATGATATAGTAGCAATTGTAAGTGATTTAACGAATATGAACGAGGAAACAATTAAACCGACAGGTGACAGAATTTTAGTTAGAATTATTGGCGAGGAGCTAATCAGTGAGGATGGTGTGTATGATGACACATCGGAAGATCCTAGAGATTTAGCAACACAGAAGGGATTAGTAATCTCTTGTGGGCCGAACGCAGAGCAAATTGAGGCAGGGACAACTATTTGTTTCGACCCATACTGCGGGAACTTAATCGTTAACGAAGCGAATAAGCAATTGAAAACTATAAATAGTTTTGATGTACTGTTTTCACTAGGTAAGTAATGAGTGTATTTGTAAACAACTATTATAACGTAGAAGATCTCTACACCACAGAGAAGGAAAAGAACACGTTCGATTACCTTAGCAAGTCTGTGGACTACTATATTACGTCGCTGGTCAACGAGAAACCGAGGATCAAGAAGGCGCGTAATCTGTATGAGGGTATTCGCGACAGAGAAGAGTTCAGGTACTTAGAGGAAACTTTTGGTATTGAGACTCCTATTGCTGTCAAGATGACTCCCCTTATTAAGACACGGATCGACGTGTTGTTAGGTCTTCTTCTTGATGAAGTGTTTACATACAGAGTGTCAGTCAATGATAACAACACTCTAACCGATATTGAAAACAAAAAGAAGAACGAGAGAGCCGAGCGTATTATCGCTGGTTATCGTAAGCAAATGAACGGTAACATAAACAAGCTGAAGCAGGGCCAACCGCCTGTAGCCGATGTTGTTACACAGAAGTTCTTGGATCGTATAGAGAAATCTATCAACGACGAGTTCATCAGCCAGTTCGAGATTGCCTGCCAGTCTCTTCTACAATTTTTTGAACAAGATAACACAATAGACCTCAAGCAAAAGGTCAAGCAATTCTTCTTAGATCTATTAATCTCTGGTGAGGCGTTTTATCGCACTTACGTAGACCGATTGGGTGAAGATCCTAAGATAGAAATTTGCAAACCAGAGAACATATTCTTCTCTAAACGTACTGACCATCAGTTCCTATCTTCGGGTACACAGCCAAATGTAAACGCGGTCGTGCACCGTACCTACATGAAGCGTTCTGAGATCCTTAACAAATGGGGTCACTTGATGAATGAGACTGATAAGAAGCGCATCTTCGGGGATTACGACGGCACGGCCAGTCATAACCTCTATGATCCTAGAGCTTTAGATTACGTTTACAGGCAGGATAGCACTTCTGAAAGCATTCATAATCAGCATACGAATAACGACTTAGACACGCTGCCGGTTTACCACACAGAGTGGTTGGCTAACAACGTTGTCGAGCTCACTGATGATCGTAAGGACAGCCTGCGTAACGTGGAAGGTTCTACCATTTCTAAGAAGTGGTCTGACACACACGGTAAAGGAGCGGGTTCTGGTGCGGCTAAAAAGCACGGTTACAGATTAGATCGCTACGAGGGAGTTCGTATAGGTGATGACATTTACCTGAACATGGGAAAGAGCCGTTGGACACCACGTTCTATCGGCCAGCCTTGGGTAACTACACTATCTTACAACGGCGTAGCGTACAACGACAGAAACGGAACTCCGTATTCTATCACGTTAGCCTTGAAAGATTTACAAGATTCATATGACATTATACATTTTTTCCGTGATAATCTTATTGCTAATTCCGGCGTTGATGGTTCGCGTATTAACCTTGCGGCTATTCCAAAGGTACTTGGCCAAGATTATATGGAGCGTATCCTTAAGTTCATGGCTTTCCGTAAGCAGGGTGTCGAACTATATGACCCCACAGAAGACGGGGCGCACTTGTTCAACCATTACGGTGATTTTAAAGGATCACTCAACGGGCAGATTGTTGAATCTCTTAACTCCGTACTTGAGTCTATCGAAAGACAGGCCGACGTTGTTACCGGGGTCAATAGACACATGTATGCTGCTGCAGAAGTTAGAGACGCTGTATCCAACGTCAAAGTTGGTCAACAGCAAACTAGTCTCATCACTAAAGATATCTTTGAGTTAGTCTATACGTCTAGAAAGCACATGCTTACAGACTTGATTAACCAAGCAAAAATTACATACCGTAAAGGTAAACGAGGTTCATATATCGTGGGGCACAGAACTATCTTGTTCGACGCATTCCCGGAGCACTTCTGTTTCACCGATTACAATATTCATATTATCAACTCTAGCAAGGAAAACCTTAAACTAGAGAAGTTAAGCGCTATTATTCCTGAACTTGCAGCAGCTGGGGTGTTAGGACACGACGTTATCGTTAAGATGACGATGTCTGAGTCTCCAACTGAGATACTGAAGCTCATAGAGGATAGTATGGCCAAGCATGAGGAGTCTAACGACATTGCGGGTCAGTTGCAACAACAACTGGAACAAATGCAGGGCCAGCTCAAAGAAGTCGAAGGTCAACTGCAACAAGCTCAAAAGCAAGCTGATGCCGCGAGCGAACAAGAGGTGCAGCTTAAGGTTCAGAACCAAGAGATGCAAACTTACGAGAGCAGAAACAGAGTTCGCCAAGGGGACGAAAGGTTGGATCTGGATCGCTATTCTACCACAGAGGAGGTTAAGAAAGACCAAGAGATTGTACAACTGGAACGCGAGCAGCTGTATGCTGAGAACGCGCAAGGTAATTCCAAAGAAGTCAGAAATAATTTCTAATGGAAGACAAGAGGTACATAATCAAGATCGATCGCAGAACCGAATACAAGGTAATTGAGCATCAACTGTACAAGCCGAAATGGCTAGCGTACTTTGGTGGTATAGAGGGAGTGAGAGAATTTATTAAAAACTACGATAACGAAAAGTAATGGACGTAAGAATTATAGAAACAGTAGCGACTAGCGGGGGATTGAACGACGCAGGATTCAGAGTTGATGGATCTGTGGAGAACATCTCCTTAGACTGGGATCACGCTAACCAGAGACTATCTGTTGTGGATTACAACATGAACTACAGCATCCTCCCTATACAGCTGTATAACGAGGGGGTAAAAAAAGTATTCTTAACCTACAACGGTAAGAGTTGTGACACCGGCCAGTTTTTAGAGACTGTGGTTATGGAGTCCAGCGATGAAGATGATGTGAATCAGATTCCTTGTTATAACAACTCAAACGAGTGGTGGTATTCTCCGGCGGAGTTTACTTACCCAGATGAGGTTAGACAATTAACAAACCCTGCTGACTACGCAACAAAGCCGTATGATTACAGAGAAGGGTTCACCGTAGTAAAGCAGTTCTTAACGTCTCAGGCAAACTTGTGTTTGTCAGAACAGGTAGAATACACAGCTTTCTACAGGGCACCGACCTTGACATCGTTCATACCAGCTAACGTGGAAGCCAACCGAATCTACAAAGACGGGTGGTACACTTCTTATGCGTGTGTGGTTAGGGCACTTGAGACAGTAACAACCACGGTTGGTACCGTCACTACAACGACATTGGTTACCCCGACTAACAGCGGTGGTACATTAGGTGTGGACACAGGAGACATCTTCTACTACGCACCTACAAAGAGCTTCTACATAAACCTAACAGGTGCCATTGGTACCCTAGAGTTGTACAACACGACGTCAACGTTAGTGCATCCGGACTCAACGAACTGGATGATAAACCCTACGTTCGACATGTGGCAAACTCTTATGAGAAACAACATAGGCCCTGCAATGGCAGATGATCCTATTTATTTCGCTGAGTCTCAACATTTGGTTACTTGCGACATGAATATGGCTATCCGTAATGAGGTCAAAAACATCTGCGGTTGCTGTGACAGCACTACGTTCGGTGTTAGTAGAGTTATGAACTACCAGAAACTAATGCAAAAACGCTTAGGGGCTTGGGTTAACTTCAACGAAGGCCTGTTCCATGAAGCAGCTTGCATACTACAGAACTCACGTAAGCTTTGCTACCAGTGTTTATACCACGGTGGTGAGTGTTTAACTAAACCTTCAGCATCATGCTAATACGATTTACAGATGACTACGTGGCCTTGATAAATTTGGGCTACGCAAAGATCGCGGATATCCACTGCACCCTTCACATGAAGGAGCCGTATGTGGGTGGTTCGCCAGCGTTGGATGGGTTATATGCCCATTCTATTGCTATCTCCGCTATTATCGATACTTTGTGTAACGATGATAACAGTGATCCCAAGTTCAACGAGGGCTTGTGGACATGTCTACGAGGTCTTGTAGCTAAGAACATCTGTTCCCCTCGTAAGAAGATATTAAAGAACGTAAGAAATTTACACGAGACTTCCCCAGTGAACGTCACAAGCACCGACGCTACAGGCCTCGTAAACGTATTCCCTTCCCAGCCTACAACGCCGGGTGAGGACACACCGTATATAGACGGTAATTCAGTATACCAACAAAATCAGAACTAATGACACAAATCTTTGGAAATCAAATGCCTAATAATGTTTTAGGGACATCGACTACTAACCCAAACGCGTTAGTGAATGATGATGCACCGGATACTGACAGCCGTCTAGTTAAGGTAACAAACGGAATTACAGAAGTTACACCAAACTTCATGCATGACCACACGCGTTATGAATACATCTCGCCGACCGGTAATTCGCAGACTGTGAACTGGTACGCTCCTTTGAACCAAGAGGATCGTAGCTTACACTGGTTGACCTTGGATAACTCTAACAACAGCACTGGTAAGTCCTTCGTATTCTCGGCGGATTACGTGTTTTTAGATGACTCTGATGTAGCTATCATACCGAACGTGAACACATTGACACTGAACACATACACTCTCCCTGCTGGGGAAGTTTACGTTTGGTGGGCGACTGTCGTGGACGGCAAGGTGTACCTAAGAGTTGCATCGTCAAGTGACCTAGCAATTTAAGATTTTTTCTTTATATTTAAAAAATGTCCCAAAAAGAGGGCGATATATTAATAAGTAAATAGAATGATATGGCTGAAGAGCAAACACTAGACACGTTGCATGACGACACAGAAGACACGCAACCAACAGGTACCGGGACGGGATCTGAAGGAGCGGACGGAAAAGAAGGGGCAGATGGTATTGAACCAACTGGATCCGGAGCAGGAGCACCTAGCCCCAGAGCTGGCGGCGAACCCGCGCCAGAACCTACAGCAGAAGATTTAGCGGCCACAGCGGCAGCGACATTAGAGGCTGAAACAGCAGCAGCAGCTACGACGGCGGCGGCAGAAGGAGGAGGAGAACCAGCACCAACAGATGGGGCGGAAGGTTCAGATCCACCAGTAGTTGCGTCAGGGGTAGAGCAATTCTTAGCACAGTTCGGTATTGCCGATGGGTTAATAACTTTTGAAGCTGAAGAAGGTGTAGAGGGTTCGGTTGCGCAAACAAAACACTATAACGATTTAACACAAGAAGAGCAGTTCAACATACTGTCTGACCTCGCTGAAGCGGGAGCTCCCTCTGCAGAAGAGAAGTACGGTTTGGAGCAGTCTGAAATAGGCCTGATCAATTTCGTAAGGGAGAATGGCGGAACCGTTGAGGAGGCTTTGAACAAGATGGCCCAAGAGCGTGTGGACCAGCTGCGTACGATGGAGACAGCGTCCGGGGTGGATTACGATGCGATGGGCAATGACTCTATGATGGCCCGTTACTTGAAAGATCAAGATCCTGAAGCTTCAGAGCAAGAGGTTACGGAAGAGGTCGCCAGAAGAAAGGAAGGAAGGTTCTACGAGAAGGATGTTGAATCTATCAGAGGAAGCTACAAAACGGAGGCCTTGGCCAAAGCTAATGAAGCTGAGAACACAGAGACCCTGGCTTTTGAAGCTGAGTTGGAAGTTCAGAGAGGTGTCATTGCTACAGCCGTAAATGAGGTTGAAAGCGTTGCCGGCTGGAAAGTTAATAACGACCAAAAGAATGAAGTATTGTCTGATTTGTTGGAGACCAACGATGACGGTGATTCCAAGTTCATGGCCGACGTGTTCTCTGACCCCAAAGAGCTATTTAGAGTAGCTTGGTTGGCCAAGAACGCTGAGGCGTACATTGACGAATTAGAGAAACACTACAAGCGTGAAAACGCAAACGAATATCAACGAGGGAAAGAGCATGGTATCAACGGATTGCCGTCTACACCGATCGGTAGCGGATCTTCTGCACCCAGCGGAACAGCGGCACCTGAAGCGCCCGCGGCCTCTCGTGAAGAAAAGGTGACTTCCACTTCAAACTTGTGGGATAACGATTAGAAAACTTTATCGACTTCCCCTTATGAATAGAAATCTATTTGGTATAGATGGGGAAGTTGATTAAAATTTAGTACCAATAACCAAGGGAGGGAAGCCTTCCATAAAACAAAAACAGGAACATATGAAAATTGTAGACAGAAATACGGTATCTCAGCATTTGTCTGACACAAAGACCGTACAAAACTTTGGCCGCCTTTTAGGAGACAAGCCGCACAAGTTGGGACAGGTGGTAACACTTTACCCTCACTTAGCGATTTCGACACTGACGGATGCCTTGAAAAACGTGTATTACAATCCTAAAAAGGATGCTAATTCATTCTCACCGATTAACTCAATGTGTATTGAGTGGAACATCGATGTTAACTTCATTAAGACAGTTAAGATTGTAGCGGATATTTCGGGAACTGGATACCGTAAGCACGTTGAAACGTTAATATTAGAAGAAAGATATTACGATCAAAACGACACATTCACTTTAGAGAACAAGCAACAACTATTCGTAGTTCAAGCTCCTCGTAAGATCTCTCAAAAGAGATGGGAATACCAAGTTCGTTTAGTTGGTAATGACTTGAACAAAGAAATAGATGTTAATTACGCTACGAACGGGAAGAAAACTCGTTACAGAAGTAATTACCACCCAGAGCTTTCTGAAAGAGGGTACACTAAGTGGATCTCAAACTCTGAGACTCACCGTAACTACCTTTCTCGCCATAGAGCGTCTGTAGATTGGTCAGCTGACTTCGCGATGAAAGAAGAAATGTTCATCCAAATCGGTAAAGATCCTAAGTCTACTGCGTCTTACTACAAGATGACGAAGAAAGAAAAAGAATGTATGGACGTTTTCTTGTTGTCAAGAGAGCAAGCTTGCCTCTTTGGTGAAACAAACTACGATGTAAACGGTAAGTGTTTAGATCAAGATGATCATGGTCGTGATATCCCTATGGGAGACGGTGTGATTTCTCAGATCGAGCGTTACTGTGATAAGTTCTCTTACTCGTACTTAAACTCTTATGTATTTGATGATGTTATGTCAGCTATGCGTGAGAAGTCTGATATGCCTACTGGAAACATGTATGCAGTTGTATGTAATGAGAGACTATACGATCAAATCCAACGTACTCTTCGTGAGGACGTAAGATTCCAAGCTAGTAATGATTCAGCTTACTTCTGGTCAAAATCTGCTGGTAAAGTTAAAGTTGGTGCAGAATTCAATGCATACACTTTCTCAGGTAACACTGTGACTTTCATGCCAGACAGAGCGTTGTCTCAAGAGTACCCTGATCACGGTTACGGTATCTTCTTGGATACAGGAGCTGATTTAGCTTCAGGTCGTCCAAACGTTGCAATGTTCACATTAGAGGGATCTGAAATCGTTTCAGGTAACTTGAAAGGAATGGGTCAAATGGATGGTAAATCTTCAGGAGACGTTGCTACATCTGTACACGGATCTCAATACCACTTACTAGGTTACTCTGGTGCTTGTGTATTCAACCCTTACAAATCATTCATCCTAGAAGAAGCGAGAGTTCTCTAATAGGAAGATAGAAATATTTGGAACCCCTTGGCTTAATTGTCAGGGGGTTTTTTATTTTCCCTTGAAATTTCCAAAGGGTATTCTTATCATTGGGGTACACAATATGTTTAATAATAAATAAGTAGATATGAACAGAAAAGGACACAACCGCTTCGAGGAGATCGAGCAGTTAGAAAACGGTAAAAGTACCGACAAAGTGGTTACACTGAAACAAGTATTTAAGCAAGGGAAGCACATCGTGCAGCCAGCTTACAACCCCGCACTATCTTGGTTCGCCGGTGTTGCTAGATTAAGCGACGAGGAGAAGAAAGAGAAGGCTTACTTTGTAACAGTCAGTAACGACCCGTTAAAAGCGCATTTGAATACAAAGTTCACCCTGATTGATGGGATTGAGTTTGATTTGAATGACGAGATACAAGCGATCAACTGGGCGTGGATCAAACATCTACCCTGCGTTGCAATGTCGTTTGAAGAAGCACAGAGAGGTAAAGCTCTTTTCTACGTTCACATCGAGGGTAGAGAAGCAGAGAAAGATAACCAGAAGACTGAGTTAGCGTTTGATGCGCTTGCTTGCATCATGAATGATCCTATGACAAACTACGAGAACCGTGCGTTGTTACTAGGTACAGACATGGCAGGTGATACTCCAGCGAACGTTAAAAAGTTCCTCATGAACGAGGCTAAGAAAAACCCATCAAAGGTTTTGGCTGTTTACCGTAGCAAGTCTATGAAGATCAACCTTCTTTATGTGAAGGCAAAACAAATGGGACTTGTTACCCAAGGTTCAGACAACGTTGTGAAATACGGTGTTAATATCTTAGGTATGTCTGACGACCAAGCTATTGCTTACTTGCAGTTGCATGAGGACGTTATGATGCTTCTTGAGAGAGAGGTTAATCCTGACTACTTCACAATGAGCACTCCGAACCCGGTTACAGCAGAGACTGTAGATACAGGGGACGACGAGGAAACCCCGGCTGCTAAAATGGCGAGAGTTCGTGACGCGAAGAAAAAAGACTAAAACATAAACGATGACTGACAAAGGCTGTTACGAGAATACATTACGCGAGTTGAGAAAGGTTAAATCCGCTTCTCTTCACTTGTCTGACTACAACTACTGGGGCAGTAAAGCCATTCAGGAGCTAGCAAACGAGCGTTACAATATTTTCGAAACTACCCAGCAGTTGTCTGATGACTTACAAGCACTCACTACTTCGGCGTCCTTCACTGTGACGTCGGGGTTAGGAGGCTTACAAGGAGCTTGGACAGGTGGATACACAGAAACTCCCGTAGGAATTGTCACTGGACAACGATACGGTTCTGGCTTCTACCAATTCTCCTCACCAGCGGACTACTGGCACATGCTAGGATCCCATGTTGGTGTGGTAAACCTACGTCCGCACAAATGCTATCCAGCAGGATACGAGATCAGCACGGTCTCTAAGAGACTGACAAGAGACATAGGAAATGGTATCATAAACAACGCTTATTTGAAGCCCGACTTTAAGAGACCTTACCACCAGTTTATCGACGGCTCAGGGGGACAGGTTAAACCTGATCTTATCTACTTTGCTGGGGACTTGAACCAGTACGCTATTGGTTCCGTATACATTGATTACTTAAAAGAGCCCAGAGGTATAAACCTCACGGTTGCACAAAGAGACTTGCCACTAGACACTTCAGATGTTATGGAGTGGCCAGAGTACGTATGCCAAGAGATTGTCAAACGTATAGTCAAGCTAGTTCTAGAAGCTAGCTCTGACCCAAGATTGAACACACACATACCCGTGAATCAGTCGATACAACCCTAGAAATTAACAACTTTACCTGACTATATTAGTATAAATTAATATTCATGGTGAGACCATAACGGTCAAAGGCGGCGGATACCAGCTGTGGCCTTATTTTTTATAAAACTGTAATATTACACTGGTTTAAGTATTACTAAAACAAATTAAATTATGTTTACATTATCTGAAAAAATTAGAGTGATGAACTCTGCAGACGAGATCAAGGTATTAGACCCTGCTGTCGCTGAAACTGCTGCTGTACCGGGTGTACCTAGAGTAGCTGGAGCTTCTGCCGCTGGAGATAGATTACTCGTTGAAGGATTCGGAGATTTTGATACCGCGCGTATTAAGAAATTCAAGATGAGAAGAGCTACTATTGCTGTTCAAGATTCTAGCGACTACACTACTGTAGCGCCTGCTGGCCTTGCTATTGGTGATGTTATCGAGGTTATTGTTACTATCGATACTGGCCGTCAATCTGCTGAAGTATTAGCTGCTAACCGTATTAACGGTGGTCGTTCTTTCGTGTTCCAAACTGCTGCTCTTACGGTTACCACTCCTACTGCCATTGCTGCGGCAATCGTTGCTGGTATGGTTGCTTGGAAAGCACTTTTCAACATTGGTAACCCATTGATCAACGTGATCGCCGGGGCTGCTCCTACTGATATCATGGTAAATGGTAACGTTGGCGGAGACATCGATATTGATCGTGTTGAGTTACGTAGAATCACACAAGGGGCTGCATTCGTTACTGCGCCAGTTACTTTGGCTGAGTCTGTAGTTAACGCTATTGGTTCTGAAGGGCATGGTACAGGTAAATTCCTTGAGGAGTCTATCAGAATGGCTAACGGTCTTAATACTGACATTTACGGAGTAGATAACGCTACTACACAAGTTGACATTAGAGGTTCTTACACAGAGCTATCTTTTGAATACGCGTCTAGCTACAGCTCAAACCTTGCAACTAATGCTGCCGATTACGGTAACAGTGGTTTAGGTGGGCCTGCTGTTGGTGGAGTTGGTGCTTGTCACTCATTCACATTGTTTGTCAACGAGACTACAATGGCTAGCTCTATGGAGATTTTAGCTGATCTTATGATCGCTAACCAAGCTGTTGCACCATTGTTGACTAACACGACATTGAACGTTATTGCTGCACCATTGACTGGGGCTCAAGAGCTTATTGAAGGACTTATCATCACTGATAACAGTTCAGTTGCTACTTCTGCTGCTTTCATCGCGTAAGACTTACAATTTTCATTACAAAGAAGGCTGCCCATTGGGTGGCCTTTTTTACTTTACAGAGAAAATTTTTTTCCTTATAATTAGTCAAACTCAAGACACATGACTCACAATGAAATGGCTTCGGCTATCCGTAATAGAATAGCAGACGGTCTGGATGGTAACATCGGAGATCAGGCTTTTAGCTTGGAGCAGCTGTACGCTGAGATTGATTTGCAACGAGCAGATTTTGCTCATAAGTACGCTCTCTCTAAAAAACTTAATCCTAAGTTCTTAGTACAAGAATTGCCCTTGCAGCACCTAGTATGTGATAACCTAACGCCCGCTGTGGATTGTGTGGAAGACTTCTTGAAGGACCCAGACGCATCTATACCGCGTATCGAGATCCCTAAAGTATCTTCCCTGTTTGGCGTTGACCCTATCGAGTATATCGGTCTAAACAACATGCGCCAATCGTTTAAGGTGTACTATCATCCGAACGAGATTCGCACACACAGCTTCCGAGTGAGGACAGGTGCTAAACCTTTTGTGTGGATTGACTTGGCCCCAAATATCAACGATAAGTTTGATGTGTGGTTCTTTAACATGAACCCTTACGACCCCTTAAAGTTTGTGAAGGTTAGAGCTATTTTTGATTCACCTAGTTACGTGGATCCAAACAACCCAGCTCACCTAGAGGAGGAGTACCCTGCCCCTGCGCACATGCAGATGGCTATCATAGATGCTCTAACAGAAAAATGGGTTAGATACTACCGCCAGCTTCAGATACCGAAGATGCCAAATACTCAAGAAGATAAAGTAACATAATATGTCTCAAGAACAAGCAGCAAACCCTTTTTACGATTTCATGTACGGCAAGTATCTTATCCAAGATTACTTTGACCTACAGATGCACGAAGATGATTACGTGGAACGCGCTTACAATATCTTCCGGGATATTGGTAACATCGCTACTGCTATTCATGCCTTTGAGTTCGAGATTGGTAACTCTTGTGTTGTGGATCTACCATGTAACGTGGAGTTCATAGAGGCGGTTAGCACTGGCCAAGAGTGGCGAGACGACTGCGGTGACAATATCATTCTGTTTCACGCGGATCATATGAACACACCTAATAACAACTTCTTTGCTGACGCTATAAGCAACCCTAGCGCCTCTCGTGTAAACCTGAGCACACAGACCAGCAACTTGCACCCTAAAGGGGAATTCATTCCGTATGAGCTCCAAGGTTCTGCAGGAGGAAGACGCTTGTCTTTCACTCAAGATTGTATTGGTACTAAGGGTGTAGTCATCTACAGAGGTATTTGTGTTGACCACGACGGCAACCCGCTTTTGGCCCGTAAAGAAGCTGAGGCTATAGCGTACAAACTGCAGTTCATGGATGTGCAAAAGAAGTCGTTTATGGGCGATCCTAACGCCAAGAGTATGTTGGAGTACATTAAGACAGAAAGTGGTAGAAAGATGGCTGCCGCGAAGATACCAGAGTACATAACTCAAAATCACCTGAACCGCATGCTTTCTGCTATGACGAGACACGATAGAAAAGTGTTCGATTCTAGCTACAAGTCGATGCAATAATGGGTAGATACAAGTTCAACAAGAAGACTGGGAAGAGCACACGGGTAGCCGAGTATGATACTACTCTGATGATGACTCTCAAGGACGTCCTACCGGATGATCCTGCTATAGCTAGAAAATACCTAGAAAAGAAATCGAACGCCCCCAAGGGGAAACTTCAGCATTTGTACCACACACAGAGCAACAGCTCTTTGGTACGCAAAATATTCGTGACCTACATGAAAGCTGTCCTTATGGAAGTAGTCATGGGTCAGGGCAAATTTGTAATCCCTAACACCAGTGTTAACAAGCCTGAGATTTATATGGGCTGGATTGATGACAAAGCTGCCAAGGGTTTCCGTAAGAGCTACAAGTACCAGAAGTTTGATCTAATGCAGACGGACTACAAGATACCGATGGTGAAGTACAAAATAAAGGACTCCAAACAGGATCTGGGTGTTTATGTCAACAAACAGATTTTCGCTAAGTTACTGAAGCGCTCGAACTCCGGGAAAGGATTTAGCAAACTACCACGGGAGATAGAATATTTCTTGCCTGTAGTTTACGAGGAATTTTCCTATATTAACGAGCGTAAGCTTCAGTCACTGATAAGACACTGCTTAAGAAGATTACACTACCACCTAAGACGTGGGGAAGAAGTACGCATTCTAGATGGGGACGGAGAGATAAGATTCTACCGCCCTTTAGGACGTAAACACGACGAAATTATGAGGTCAGTTGTAAGAAAGCGAATGGCCCGCGATAGAAATAGAAAATATGGCAAACTCAGTTAATACATTTACGGAATTAAATACTGATTCCCACCCGGTTAACACACAACCCACTGTGATGACGGATGCGATCAACGCTACCCTTACAACGAAGGGTGAGAATCAATTGATCCTGCAGAACATGGAGGGTAACCATCAAGTGGCCTCTCTTACAACCGGTTTCAGGCCGCTTGGTGTTGCGGTATTCAACGACATCACATATATCGTGTCAGGTAATTTCGACGACGAGGGTGGTTTCTTGCGAGGAGAGGTAGGTACTTTCCCATCACCAGACTGGGCTAATTTGCTCGCTGGAACCAACTTGGATCCAAATAACTACTTACCGCTACAAAACGTTTACTCGCCGCTGTACAATTTTTCTACATCTACAGATGAGACAATATTGGATAGTGACTTGAACTACGAGGAGCCATTCCGCACGCAGTTACTAAATTTCCGATCTGACCGGTTAATAGAAGTGGAGCTACAACCATCTTACGATGAGTCTGTTAACATTGTGTTCACAGATGATTTCAACAACGTGCGACTAGTGAACAGCCGGTTCCGACTGGATGACTCAGGAAAGAACGCTTCCATAGCTGATCGTAGACAAGACAGAGACACGAACGTCTATTCTGAGCTCAGGTTTGGGTACACAAGGTTGATTAGACAAGCACAAAAAATTGTTAACCTAGAATACTTAGGTGTGAATTCCGGTGGGCAACTAGATGCTGGTGGTTACAGATTTTACTTCAGATACACAGACAGTGATGGAGCCATCACAGATGTTGTTGAGGAGTCAAGGTTAGTTTCCGTAGGTTACAACGACCACGGTGGTATCACAGGGGAGATTACTGACAAGCTTGTGTCATTCCGATTAAGTAACCTAGACCGCAGCTTTAGTGGTGTTAGAGTGTACTACTCGGTCGCTAGTGGACAAACAGCTGCCTCGACAACAGTCAAAGAAATAGAAAACATTTACGATATCACAGGTGACTCTATTGAGATCACCATATCTGGTATAGAAACAACAATAGATATTGATAGCGCGACGTTGAACCTAGACTACTCTAGCATCGACACGGTAAAGACTATAACACAGTACAACGACAGGCTGCTGTTGGGTAACATCACAAACGCTGCCCATGACTACACTGAACTTCAGGAGTTGTCTCAAAGGCTAAGAGTGCAGGAGTACACTGAGGATATGGCGATCAAGGAGTTAGGCTCTGGTTACGCCACGGCCGACAATGTGTACCACAAGCTGGGCTACTGGGCGGGGGAGACTTACGAACTTGCCATTGTCTATATATTGAAAGACGGTCAGGGTACAACACCAGCTTTCCCTATCAGGGGTGGGGACAACTACGCGAACAACTTCAGCTACTCAGGTATAAACCCAATCACAACCGCAGATGGTTTTGTTAGTGGGGCTTCCTCAGAAAACAGATTAGGTGTCTACCGTACAGACAAGGACAGACGCAAACTAAAGGGTGTTGACAACCACATCACAGAGGTAAGATATTTCAAAATAAACGTCTCTTCTATAAAGAACCAAGCGTACATAACAGCAAACACAGACGGCTTCTTCTTTGTTCGTAAAGAGCGTAAGAAAGATTGTGTCGTACAGGGCTACATCTGTAACGCACTCAAGGAGCCTATATCGCAAGGTATAATATCTAACCCGCCAAATTTAATAGTAGCTAACCCTACTTATGACGGATCACCTAGAAACGATTGGCATGCAGCTCGTGCTACAATCACTCCCCTTTGGGAAGGTTTGGGTGTTTACGGCAAGGGTGGGTTAAACCATGTTTACGCGGGGACAACCGCTTTTGCTGAGTACCCAATTGGTGACTGCAAAATATTACCGGCACCGGGCCGAGCTTGGGACTTCATTCAGTACGAAGAGGACATAAAGCCTACGCCTAAAACGTACCAAGGCGGCATTAACGGCCTTACGCTGAGTAACCCTATTGGGAATGAGTCAGATATAGGCATGTTCTGGTCGTTTTATGCGTCAGACATGTTGTGCGACGCCCCTTTGTTTGCATCGATTTTTAACAACGGGTCTAAAGGTATGATGGTAGATTCCGATCCTGTCATCGCTAAAGCCCAATTCCCCGGGGTAACAATCTCCGGTCAAATATACGAAGTGCAAACCTTTGACCAGATGTTGACAGGCTTCGACTCCACCAACGCTGACCCGTTAAACCCAAACGGCTACCTATTCACAGTAGAATTGGTTTCTTCTACTGACACCCCAAACAACCTTGGGGGTGACATACTTTACACATTTACACCGCAGTCGGGTAACCCTGACATTTTGGAGGGAACTATAAGAGTCAGAGTGCTCGGGGTAGACCCAAACATAGCTGGCTTGGAGGTGTTTACTGACATGGATGTCATTGTTGACATCTCCGATTTAAGCAACGTTTTGGTGACCTTCGCCATTTTACCCGTGGTAGGTGTTGATTTAACCATTCTTGTGGGTGGTACCGCGACAGGCACAATGTCACCAGGCTCCCTGACGCCAAACCCTGCTACTTGGGTTGATGCAAATCACCCTACCAGTCTTGCGTGGCGTACTTTCAACGTAGGCCCGTTCAACGGCATATCGGTGGAGAATAACACAATAAACATACCAGTTATAGAGAATGGCATGAATCTTGAGTGGCAAGAGTCCTCTTGGGATTTGACCGGAAACATAACAATATCGGGGGGTGACGTTTGTTCAGTAAAACAAGTGGAGATGGAAGCTCACTATTTCAGACCGGCGCCGATGACGGAGCCCAGCTCTGTAGACCCAGACGAGACAATCCGAAGAAGTTACATGCAGTACGTACTGCACGGCCAAGACGGCTACTCAAACGATCAGTTTGCTAGTAGAGCAGACCGAAACTTGTTCTACGGCTTTGGTGGCTCTTACTTCGACCCTGTTGCCGGCGCTGCTGGTGCTGCCAATGGCGGCTATTTATGGGATCCAACTGTGCTGTTTACTCAGGACAATTTAGCGGCTGGTTTCAACCCAACAGGCTATGGTTCAGCCGTAGGTGTAGTAGAGTTTGATCCAACTACAGTCGCGCCATCCTTGATGACACAAATGTGGCAAACAAACGTAAACTTTGAGGACTACGTTGGTGTTAGATTGTCAGTATTTGAGCCTAAGTTCACGTTTGGGCTGCACAACGACTGGGCTGGGCACGCCCTAGATCAGGGCACACAAAACACACAAAACGGTATGGTTCAGAGATGGACTGTTGATGGTGTGAGATGGGCTGTTCAAACGAACATTTACAACGGGCAGTACGGCGCTTTGGACGCAGGAGAATGGAAAGTGAAGTACAACAACTTAAACACAAACGAGTCTTACCACGCGATCACAAAGAGATTCAGATGGGAAGACGTGTCGAACAACAATATTGATATATACGCGGGAGATTGCTTTATGACATACACATACAAGAGAGTACAACGCCCTCTTGGCATCAGTGGTGTAGACACAGCTTCAGACTGGAGATTATATAATTCCAACAACAGAGCGGCGGGACTGGTGGAGCACGGTATTTGCTTCCCCATGATTTTAGAATGTAACTACAACACGGCTCAGAGAGCTTTTGAGGAAGTAGACGCAGTTGAAAGTCTGCTGTACGGAAAGGACAGATCGTTCTTCCCGGTGGATGACATCGACGACTTACGCTCTTCCAAACAGCCGGAATCGCATGGCTACAACCACGGCTACAGCTGGGGAGGGAGTGATAGAGTTTTCGCGGGTCTTAATGATCGCGCCCCTTCGCTGAACATAAACTACGGAAACCGTGTTATGGTATCAGCGCCGTCAGTTTCTGGTAACTTCTTCAACGGTTACACAGACTTCAGCGGGTTGAACTTTAGAGACTACAACAAACAGCTAGGTGAGATCACATCGATCATCTCCCATAACGACGTTTGTTATGCCATATTTGAGACTGGTGTGGGTGTTGTCCCAGTGAACCAGCGTACCATGATCTCAGAGCAGACTGGGGGTGTGTTCTTAGATGATGCCCAGGTGTTGGCACAGAAAATGCAGGTGATATCTACTGAGTACGGTAGTGACCAGCAGTTCTCTATTATCAAAACAGACGAGTACGTCTACGGGGTGGATTTTAGTAAGAACAAGATCTGGCGTATTGTGTCAGGTGGTGGAGGGCACAGGTTAGAACTTATCTCTGACTTTGCTATACAGTCGATACTAAATGTATTCAAGACTAGACTACGTAGCAACCAGCTACGCGATGTGGTCAAATCTAACTACGATCGCAACAGGAATAATGTCATCTTCTCGTACTACAACGAAGTATTCGGGCAGTACTTGACAGATTTCTACGACATTATAGTTGTGCCAGATGACCCAACTACCCCTGATCCAGACGACCCGACTGATGTTAACGCTTTTAGTAAGTATGTAAACGACCAAGTTGACCCAGACGGATCCCAAGCTTCGGCGAGAGCTAGCTACTTGGACAAAACTCCAGCGGTGCCGGGCAGAACACCTTCAGGCACAGTCCCAGTGGTGGTTATCATAACCGATCCAGAAGACCCTAATGTGGGCCAGCCTGCTACTAGCAACGATGATGGTACACTAGTGCCTATCAATCAAATTGATAATTTTGGCAACGACATATTCCAACTTATAAGGTCTAACGACCTAGGTTCAGTTTACTGGAACGAAACTTTGGGTAAATGGATCTCGAGATTGTCTTGGAATCCTATCTGGACTTTCAATGTAGAGAGCAACCTGTACAGTTTCAATTCTAACGCCGACCGTGAGATTATTTGGGAGCACTTCTCTGCGATAGTACCTTGGTGTCATTTCTACGGTAGACAGGAGAAATTCGTGTTTGAATTTATGATCGTGGATAATGCCAGTGCTCAAAAGATACTCGACAACATGATGTTTATTTGCAACAGAGCGTTCCCGGGCCGTGTAGACTACAATCTACTAGAAAACGATTTCGACTTTGAGCTTCAGGATGCTACAACAGCTGCCGGTGCCGGAGGAGTCGATAACGGTTACAGAGAACTTCTTAAGCAGAGACATGAGGCTAACCCCGCAACCGTTATGGGCAACAGCGAGATAAACGCTTGGGACATTGTGACTACCACAGAGGTGGACATCGGCGGTTTGGGTACTCTCGTTACATCTTTCACTATGTCGGCCACCAACGGTGATCCTATTTCGCAGTGCGAAAGTGAGAGAATAGCTGGAGGATATGTCACTTGGAACGGAGTTATATACATAATTGGCCCTAGCTTTGAAAATAACGGTATATTTTACAACGAGGTTTGGGATCAAAATGGTAATAATATCGTTGGTCCACTTCCAGCAACTTGGGATTTCGATTCATTGGACTTTGGTATTATCCAGCAAAACATGGAGTATATTGAAGACCATTTATACGTTGAAGTTGGACAAGATGAAGACGAATCCAGAGTTCGCGATAAGGCAATAAGAGTAAGAGTTACGTATGAGGGGTATGATTATTATACTATTCAATCAGTAATATCAAGTTTTGTTTATTCATTCGGCTAAAACATAAAAAATGGCTAAAAGTAATATATACGATTTACATCTTAGTGAAATTCTACTAAGAACGTGCTGTGATTTCAGCGGCAACGCTGGGGCTGGGGCTGCAGGGGCTAATGTGCCGAGTTTGGCACTATCAAGTTCCATAGGAGCAACTATGCCCGCCAGTCTAAGTACTCAGGCGTCCTTCACTTCAGAGGTTATAGGAATGCCCGCGTTTTACACTGTTCAAGGTGTAACCCATGTCATCACCTACCCGGATTTGACCACTACGGTTGGATCTAGTACCCCTCTAACCGGCGCTCTGCAGACGGTGGTGTCAGGCCTTGTGGGCACAACTTACACGGTGACTTCAACAGTAGTTATCGAGGACTTGGTCAACGCAATACCGGGGGTGGATATTACGCTTACAGCCACTATGGTGATCACAGCGGTCTTGCCTACATACTACGGTGTAAAGGTGAGTGAAGCGATCCCCACGATCACGAGTCTATACCAGATCAGTAGCAGTAGCACTCAGTTCTCAATGACGACTTCGGTTGTCGGGCGTATGTACGTGGTTATACCAACCGCTATTTCGTCTGTTACACCTATGCTGACGTTGGCAGGGCCAAACGGATTGACTTACCCAGCCAGTGACTTCGCTGTGTCTACTTTCGCCGTGGGAGCAAACAGCTATGATTACTACATTTTGAACTACGATACTCAGCTTACTGGAACGAACGTAAAAACATTCACGATTAATTTCTCTTAAGGAGTCAGCTGTTTTTATTATAGTTAACACAACAAAAAATTAAATATGTCAGTAGAAATTTACGATAATTACAAGGTTCAAAAGGCGGAGCATATTGATGCAAAGCTGGTATCTGCAGCCTCCGTGGCTAATCTGCCAGATCCTACGGTTGCTGGTAATTTCCTATACTTAGGCGCTTTAGCTTACGTGATTAATGAGAACGCTCATTATCGTGTAGAGCTGGTTGCTGCTGTTTGGACCTGGGTTTACTTCGCGGGTGCAGGGAACAACCTGATCACAGGTTACATGAACATCACTCCTTCAACCACAACATTAGATTTATCCCTAGTTACTTCAGACGCCGCCGGCCTAGTTCCAGTGCCTGTGAGCACTTGTTACACCATAAAGGTGATCATAACTTCCACAGGTGGGGGTACAACCGGTGCAACAATAGGGGCTATAACCAACTTCCCTTCTGGGGCGGACAGATTGTTGTCTTTCACCACAGAAGTTAATAATGTGCTGACATTCACACACACAGGTTACGCTTCCGCCATAGCAACACAGGTTGTTATAGAGGACGGCTTTGACATGTCCTTAACCGGCAGATTAATAGGTAACGAGTGCTTGACATTAAAAGATCACTCAGGTGCGTTGTGCCAACATACTTCTGTGCAGTTTGTGGCGGCCTCTGAATGGCTGAACACAATCGCTTCAGCCTTAGTTTACAACGGCTTGGATTCAACAGACGGAACTATAGCCCTGTCAGCCCACCAAGGTAACATATTGAACCAACTTTTAGACACAAAGCAACAGCAACTAGTAGCAGGGGATAACATCACTTTGACCGCCGGCGCAACAACGACTTTAATAAAGGCAGACCCTTGGGCTTGGGTTCAAACTACGTATGACTCAACCGTGGCAAATTTGTCCACAGCATTGGTATGGTTAGGCACTAACCCCTTTGGCGCAACAGCGGTGAATTACTTTCGTGTAATAGCTAGAAACGATGCGGGAGCACCAACTTTCTTGTTACCCCCGGGTTTAGCACCTGACATTTTGGGTAACTGGGTGTTGATATCAGAGGCGACGGTAAGAACTCAACACACTAAGTTCGGGCTGAACGCTCAAAACTTGGGGAGTAGCCCAGTTCTAACTGCACAGCACTTTGTGGAAATGGGGGTGTCCAACTACGTTGGTGACTTTTTCCCAACTTCTATAAACACAGGTTCCAACAACTTAAACGCAGTATCCGTTTTCTTCGCGGACGGTTTGTACAAGGTGGACATGACCTTGGTGGTTTTTACCACTAACCTTTCCGTGTTTAATGATATTGCGGCGACCTTATATTTAGTGTCAAGCGATGCCACTAACATAAACCCTTTGGGGACGGCGGCCGTCATGCCTATTTCATCAGACCACGGGACTTACGATGCCAACGCAACAGCGGGGCAACAAACTTTTCACCTTACGGGAACATTTGAGGTAGGCAATACTGCTTACTCAGGATTTGCTGCCGCTTTTAACACACTCGGTGGAGCAGCTAGTCTGTCAGACTTCGACATGTTGAGCAGCGTGAGCAGTATACAAGTAACAAAAATTAGATAAAATGGCCATTAACGCAAGACAAGTTCACAACATATTAGTAAATAGTGTGGGTACAGATTCATCTTCTGCCAGAGCAGGGTTCATCTCGCCGATCGCTGCCTTTACTGTGTCACCAAACGGTTACAGCACAGTGCCAGCATCACTGTCGTTAGGTGGTACTATTGATTACAATAGCGCACAAAACCTAACATGGACGGTTACTTCTGATTTCTCTGCTAACATCTTAGCGAGCGGGACGAGTAATGTGGTTGCGGGTACAATTTTGGCCCCGGATATACCTAGTGCTCTAGGCAGTCACAACCATTATTTAAATTTAACATACCAAGATTCTTCAGGTAACACTTATAATGTGTCCTACATAGCGGTTGTGACAATGAGCGCAGAAGCTACAGCGGGGCAGTTACCGTTTAGTATTGATGTCTCCGCTGGTGATTTCGGCACTATCATCCCTCTTTACGAGGGCACGTTTGCGCCAGTGACGGAAACAGATTTGTTAACACAGTTCGACATTGTGACCACAGTTCTCTCTACGGGTAGACTGGTTATCATTGTGCCTTACGCTATTGGAGCGGTTATCGATATAGAAGATAACACTAACGCTACCGTGTTGAACGAGTTCAGCAGATTCGCGGATATAGCAAACAGCAGAGAGATCTTCGTAACCACAGCTTCTGTAACACCGGGCACATACACTTATAAAGTTGTAGTATAATGGGACACATGACTAACAAGAAGGCCTTATCAGAGGGATTCAGCGTCAGATCGCAGTCTCCTATTGATGACAGGTTAGTGATCAGCACCGCTGCTGATGTAGCTACTTTAGGTAGCTCAGACCCTTATCGGTTTTACGAGGGTATGCGTGTTTGGGTTATGGACACCAACACGGAGTACGTTTGGCGGGAGGTAATTGGTGGTGAGACAGGTGGTCTTGTGACGGTCGATTTCACCTACCCAGTTAGTGTGGAGGAAGCTGGTGTAATATACGATGGCCGAGTATTCAACTTCTTCGCTACAGGCACTGTTAGTGTACCGGTTGTCGGCACAGTAGCCGTTTTCGTGGCCACGGTGGCGCTGACTAACAATGTTGTCTTTCCCGTTGTAATGGGGGCAATAGGTACCGAAATAGTAAGTGTGGCGTTGTACGACTCAACTAATAAAGACATTTCCAATGGGGTTGATATAGAAATAGTTGACACTGGTTTAACAGTGAATCTAGAATCTAATGTCGACCTTGTGGGTATACAAGTAAAGGTAAGCTACGTGCCCCTATAGTACAAAGAACTGCGGTACCAACCGCGTATTAATCGACTAATAATTTTTAAAAAAAAAAAAACAAGATGGCAACTAAAGACATTTACGTACATCAGAATCACAACGCGCAAGAGATACAAAATGTATCATTAGAGAGATTAACAACAGCAGCAATCGTGGCTTTAGCCGGCGCTGGCCTGTTTGACGGGCGTATCGTTTATGACACTGACAAAAATCAAATTGTAACTTACAACGGGGCTATTTGGCAAGCAATTGCAAATTCTTCTGATTTAAATAAATTTGGGGCGCAAATTGGAGCTGTAAGTGCGGCTGCAGGATTACCTGATGGTGTCACTGTTGGCCAAGTTGGTTCTGGTGTTGATGAATTGGACGTACCTTTAACTACTGTCGCATCTATCCAAACAGGAGATACATGGATCGTTACTGCTGCTGGTGTAATTGCTGGTATTGCTGGTAGTGATACATTGGGTGTAGGAGATTTATTGATGGCTACTGCCGATGGGGCAGTTGTTGCTGCTGACTGGGTAGGTATTCAAATGAATATTAATGACCTTAACTTAGGCATCAATAACTGGTCTGCGTCCACTGTTTATGAAGCTAGCGCTGTTGTAACTGCAGTTTCACCTACAACTGGCCACCAAACGATCTACCGTAGAATTGCCGCTGGTACTTCTACTGGTACATTCACAGCTGTTGAAGAAGCATTGCACTTAACTCTGTCTACTGCCGGTAAAACTGAGCACCATGTTGATAATACGTCATTGGCTGCTTTAGGGCTAGCAACTGCTGGTAATCCAACTATAGCTGAAATCGAAGCATGGGTAGCTTTAGCTGCTAATGTGATCGCTGATGGTATCTTGTACTATACAGGCGATGATTTAACTGTATCCACCCCTACTTATGTTTACTGGATTGATGCTGCAGGTTCTGCGATAAAGTTATCAGGAGGTGCAAGTGGAGTGTTTGCTGCAGTTTTAGCCGCGCCGCTAGTTCCTGTAACACCGCTATCGTTTGCTGCTGCTATGGCTGCTACGACTCCTTTTGCTATGACGACTTTACGCTCAGTGCAGGTAATCAATGATGCTACTGGTGAGGACATTACTTCAGGAGTAAGAATTGATTGGACTGCTTTTGAAGTAGAATCTAACGTTGCAATTGCTGGCGTCACTATTACGATCCTGGGGGAGGATTAATAAACCTATAATTATCAAACAGGTCACATTCTTCGGGGTGTGGCCTTTTTGTGGTACAGAATGAAATTAAAATTTATCTTGATGGCTGAGAAAAATCATTATATAGACATAGTACAGCATGACACGGCTGATACTACCACTATTTCTACAAGCACAGCTAATGCTGTGTTCAAAATATTATCCACTACTACGAGAATAGCTATAGGTAGTGGGACAGTTGTAGCAGGAGCAAATAGTGCTATAGCCATTGGAACTAGTGCATCTGTAGCAGGGAATAGTGGTGTTGGTATTGGGAGAGTAGTAAATGCTTCTGGTACAAACACAGTAGCTATTGGAACACAGGCTGCAGTGACTGGTGGGTCTAGTGGGGTAGCTATAGGAAATACTGCTAATGTAAACGAATCACAAGCAGTTGCCGTTGGTAACGCTGCAACAACAATCGGAGCTTCAGCTACAGCACTTGGGGATCAAGCCAAAGCAGGTGCAGCTCAAGGAGTCTCTATAGGATACAGAGCAGGACTTTCCACTGGAACCATAAACATAAGATCAGTTTCTATAGGTCCAGATGCAAATCAAGGGGCAGCAGATATAGGGAGTGGTGCTGTAGCTATAGGATACAGTTCACAATCGGCTGCAGGCAACTCGGTAGCACTAGGTTCATTCGCAGGAGCAACTACAGGAACATCTAATCAGGAATCAATATCAATTGGCCTTCAAGCCAACCAAGGAACATCTATTATAGGTAGATACGGAATAGCTATTGGAAATGGATCAAAGAGTCAAGGGACTGGTGAGATATCCATGGGCCGTCTTGCAGCAGCAACAACTGGCACAGTTGGAGTTCAGTCAACATCAATAGGATACTTAGCTAACTCTGGGACAGGTGATGTAGGATATCAATCAATCGCAATAGGTGCAAATGCTATGACTCGTGGAGCACTTAGTATCTCAATGGGTTTGAATGCAGGTAGTACTACTGGGACAGACGGAATAGGTGTTGTATCAATAGGACCATACGCAAACAATGGAACTCACAATATTGGCGCTGACTCTTGTGCCGTTGGATATTCGGCTGATAGTATTGGAGCGCAGAGTATTGCTATAGGTCGTGAAGCTGTTGGTGGAGGGTCCGGATCAGTATCCATGGGATATAGATCAGGAAACACAACAGGCACTCAGGGATCCTATGCCATACAAATAGGTAGAGATGTAAATCAAGGATCAGGAGCAGTTGGCCCAGATTCTGTAGGCATAGGTCGTTCTGCTAAGTCTCCTTTGACTGGTTGTATTGCCATAGGATTACTAGCTGGCAACACCTCTGGCTCTGATGGGACTTTCTCAGTGTCAATGGGATATGGTGCTAACAGTGGTATTCACAACATAGGTTACGCTTCCTTAGCTATGGGATATTCGGCTGATAGTGCGGGAGGTAGTTCTGTTGCTTTAGGTGACACTGCCGTCTCCTCTGGTGCTTATGCCGTTGCAATAGGTCAAAACACCTCTGCTAGTGGTAATGGTACCATTGCGATAGGACAACAATCTGTTGCGAGTGGTATCACTAACGGGTCTGTTGCTATCGGTCGCCTAACCACAGCTTCTGGTTCTGGTGGTCTTGCCCTAGGTGGAGATTCCCGAGCTACTGCTGATAGCACAACTGCTATCGGGACAAGCTCTCGTGCTGAAGCTAATCAAGCTCTTGCGATAGGCTATAGAGCAGGAAACACCTCTGGAACCAAAGGTACTGCATCAGTCTCTATTGGACCAGATGCCAATCAAGGAACACAAGATATAGGATTTGAGTCAATCGGCATAGGCCTCAGTGCTGATAGTATAGGAGATAGTTCAGTAGCATTGGGAACATATACACAATCAATAGCTGATAACTGTATGATAGTATCAACTGCTGGTGCAACACCTACATCAAATACAATTGCTAATACACACACATTTCACACAACTGATGCCAATGCAGACTTCGGCATAAGAGCAGGAGTACCTGAAGCAACCGAATACACAGTAGCGACATTACCTGCAGTTGCTAACAGTAGAGTTAGTTTATCTGGATTCATTGTAGTATCGGATGAGATAGGTGGACGTACAATGGCTACTAGTGATGGAACAAATTGGAGAAGAGTGTCGGACGGTGCTATTGTATCATAGAACAAAAAAATCATAAATATGCTAAAAACAAATTCAGAAATCATTATGCTAAAAACAAAGTCAGAAATCAGTATTCTAAAACCGGGAGCAGTCCTTCCGTCGGACACTCAACTAAGAGTGGTGCACGGTAAAATCACTAGAGTAGAGAATTCTTTTGAAGAGTTCATGGAGGGAGTCACTGTAACTTACTCTTACTTCGTTCTGGATGTTATCAATGGGGGGGATAAAGAGGAGTACCGAGAAGTTACAATAGCGAGTGGGTTAAAAACTTTCTCTTTCGAGGAAGCACAAGCCATCAAAGACACTTTAACTATTCCTGAAGGGCTTAGTGAGAAGGACGAGATCTTATACAAATACAGTGAAGCACTTCGCATGAAGATGGCAGAAAGATTCCTTGTAGACGTGAAGGACATAATCGGCACATAACACACGTTCAGGTTTTATCCACAAGTGCTGCCCTAGGGTGGCATTTTTTATATCCTTATGTTATGGAACAATATTCATATATATAGGTTACAACAAATTTCGAAATTATGTTAAGAGTAAACTCACCGTCACGTACTGGACAAGATTCATATGGCAACTGGAATAGTAGCCTAGTTCCCAAGGGAAAAGTGAAATCAGCAACCGATTTAGTGGCGAAGCAAAAAGCAAAGAACTTTTCTAAGAGCTTAGACAACGCTGCGAACGCGGGTCGAACAGTTGGCGGCAACTCCGCTTTAGCTACTTCACAGGCTTATGATCAAATTCAGATCAACTCAGCCCAAATATCAAACAAGGAATACGGGGCTAGTGACTTCATGGCGAGCGCCCCCGGAGCGGCCGCAGCGGGAATAAGCATGGCTACTGATCTCAAGGGTGCTGGCGTGGGCAAAACTGAGGCAGGCCTTATTGGCGGAGCCACAGCAGCTGCTGCTATAGGTGGGGACGCCTTAAACAAAACTGGAAACGAGACTGCTGGTGGTGCATTGAAAGGTGCTGCTACAGGCGCTAGCTTAGGTATGGCCGCAGGTCCTTTGGGTGCTTTGGTTGGTGCTGGGGTTGGTGCTGTTGCGGGTGGATTATCTGGCAACAAAAAAGAGAAAGAGCGTGAAGCCTTTGAGAAATCAGAAAAAGAACGTGTTGATAAGGAAACAAAAGCATTCGATAAGGCGAGAACAGTGGCTATAGGTCAAGCAGCTGATGTCGATAAGATGTATAGTCTAAACAAGGCAGCAGGGCGCAAACGTGGTCTTCTGTACAGGTCAGGCGGCAAGGTGGAAACACCAGAGGTAGAGGGCAAAGAAGAGGGTAAGCTCTCAGGCATGCCGTTTTTCCTTGGGGGAGGTGTGATGGATGTTTCTTTGAAAGAGCCGTCTAAGCAGCACAAGAAAACCAAAACACCGAAAATCTTCAAGAGAAAGAAGGGCGGCAAAGTTACTAGCTGCTCATCGGGTTGCAAGTGCACAAAATGTGGTAAGAAGCCAACTAACATACAAACAATCTTCCGTAGAGGTGGAGAGATCGACCTGTCTAAGGAGAATGTTATCGTGGACGGGGCTAGCCATGACGAGCTAAACAACACTGGCATAAAGGGGGACAAAGGTTTGCCCGTTGTTCAAAACGGCATAAAAGTTGCTGAGATTGAAAGTGACGAACTAGTCTTGAACTTGGCGGCTGTTGTGAAGATCGATGATTTAAGAAAGAAAGCCTCTACTGGGGACAAAGAAGCTGAGAAGAAACTCGGCGAGGTTTTGTCTGCAGAATTAGAGAACAACACATACGACTACTCAAACGTAATGTAAATGAAATTATTTCCAGTTGATATACGAGGTAAAAGCTTTAAGGTGGCCATGGCCGACTCTGAGAGCTCACGCCATAAGGGTTTATCAGGTTTAGCTCGTTTAGCTCCTAACAGGGGTATGCTGTTTGTCTACCCTGAGAAGACACGTATGTACATGGTCATGCGAGACATGAATTTCGGTTTGGACTTCTTGTTCTTAGACGAGAACTTCGAGATCGTGCAACTTGGTACAATGGAGGCTGATGACACCAGAGGGCTTGTAGCCCTGACGCCTTGTGTTATGGTGCTAGAGCTACCAAAGGGTACAATAAAAGAATTACAGCTATCAACGGATATGCGTATCGAACCTTCTGCACATTTGCATACTCACAGTAAGGGTGTTTCAAAGTTCAAGAGAGGTGGCCGCTTTGAGATGATAGGGGACAAAGTTTACCGCATAAAGGTGGACGATGTAAAACCTGAAGAGGGACGATTACAGATCCTGAACGAGGACGGGGAAGTTGTTGCGAATATCGACAGCGGGAGCCGTATATTCTCTAGGGAACACACGAAAGAATTAATCAAGCTGCACAAAGGTGGTGACATCACTGCCTTAGCCCAGTCTATGATAAAGATATTAGATATACAGGACTCACAAAAACAAGAACACGTAGATGGCTAGTTTCAAGAACCCCTTTGTTAGACCCAGATCTGGCCAAGGACTTCTTTACGGAGGTCCGAGAAAAGCACAGCACAACGATAAGTTTGTTGAACGTCTTATAGGCGGAACTGGTGCTGCGGACTCTTCCCAGTTTAATGTGGATAACATCCCGGCCAAATTCAACGGCTACACACCCACGGGTAACACGGCTATAGAAAAGCTTGTGAATGGTGCCCAAAAGGAGTGGAAAGCTTGGAGAGGCGATGGCGGTAAAGAGATCATAAAAGAAGGTGACAGCAGAACAGCAGGGCGTTTGAACTATTACTGGAGAACCGGTGGTTTGAAAACTAGCGACTGGGGCGGCGATGAAGACCAATGGAGCGCCGCGTTTGTGTCCGCAATGGTTAAGCAAGCTGGAATCGGTGATTTCAAGTTTTCGGCCTCACACAGTGATTACATACGTCAAGGTGTTAAGAATAGAAAAAATGAAACAGGTAGCTTCAAGACTTACAAACCTTCGGAGGTTACAGTGGCGGTCGGGGATATCATAGGATACCCCAGAAAAGAGGGAGTTACATACGACACCGACGAGTACTACCCAAGTCATTCTGATATTGTGGTGGAAGTTGGTGAGGGCTATGTGAAGACAATAGGCGGGAATCTCGGTAATTCCGTTTCTACTACAAAGGTAAGCATAGGGGCTGACGGTAAGATCACTGATAAGAAGTATCACGCTGTTATAAAGTTCGACTAACCCTTATTATTAGGAAAAAATTTAGTATAAATTTACAAAATTTAATACACAAGCAAATGAGTTTAAATAGCATATTACTGGAGCTTAGAAAGCAAGGCACACCGCCACTAGCTGTCCATGTTAATGGTACAGTTACTTACGTGATTTACGGGGCTACAACTATTTCTTCGAGCACCGGCTACCCAGTGTTACGAATTACAGAGCCCTCTGCAACACAAGTATACTTGGACAACGGATTTTTATCGGAAGCTGATAGGGTTGCCGGATCTAACGGATCTGCGCCTGGCGCGGACGTTAAAGTAGATTACGCTGATGCTATTCTGCTGCTTACTGACCCTTTACTAACATACGGATAATATGGGATTAGTTAAATTTGATTATATATTAGGGAAACTTAGGTTAAACGATAATCCTGCGGCTGTTGCGCCCAGCACAATAAATTTAGTTGGGTTGAGCGCCACCTACGCAGGATTACCCGCTGTAGCTGACCCATTAAACGTAGGTAAGGTTGCTTTTCTTACCCAAGATGATGGGCTTAACGAGTCAGGGTTTTACATGTCTAACGGTGTAACTTGGTCTTTTGTTAATATTGATTTAACAGCTGTGTCTAGTACTATAGACCCAACTGTCAATGATGACGGCGCAGGCGGATACTTTGTGGGCCAATCTTGGATTAATACTACAGACGGCGCGGTTTTTATATCAACAGACATATCTACTGGGGCGGCTAATTGGCAACCAGTCACTAATAACTTGGTAGATATTAAATCGGCATATGCTTCATTTGTGCCTGCTGCAAGTTATTCAGGCAAATTCGCAATACTAGACACAAGAGATGGTGTATATCCTTCCGGATTATACCAATCTAATGGAACTATATGGGAATACAAACCATTCTACTCTCATACATATTCCGCTGTTACTTCACCATTAATTGTTAATGATAATGCTAATGGATACTATGTAAACGATTTATGGAATGATACAGTGCTGAAGAAATCACATATACTGACAGACAGTACTACTGGAGCTGCTGTATGGACGGAAATAGGGTCAAGTACTATTAAAAATGAAATGCTTTGGGGCGGTTACCCGGGTTAAAAATAAAAAAGAAATGTATACATTATTTAGCACAAATACTTTAAAATTCAACTTAGGGGCCGCAATCACCACTAATCAACTATCTTTCTCAGCTACTTATGCTGATATAACGGTAGCTGACAACGTGTGGAATGGCTTAACTACTGTAAAAGGTAATTCTAATAGTACTACTTTAGTAGACTTGGTTGCTGCACCTGCTGCAACTAATAGATTAGACATTAAAACTCTGTCTCTACACAACTTAGATACAGTTGATCAAACAATAAACATTGAATTTGATGCTACTACAGTTATTAAATTAATTCTAAAGGCTGGCTATACTTTCCTTTATAATGATGGAATAGCTAGAGTTTTAAACAACTACGGTGTAGAAGATTCTTATGTGCAATCAACTTCATTTAGTAAAGCATTTGATGCTACTACAGATTGGGGAACTGCTGCTGGAGGTTACTACACATTAACTGTGTTAGAATCTGAGCACCAAATGGGTATTGCACCTAGCTCTGTTCAGTTGTTTGATACTACTACAGGAAACTCTGTAGATGTTGATGCTGATTCATTGAGTATTAATGGTACTGGAGATATAGATATAGTAGTAGTAGAGATACCTGATGGTAGGTTTACTGGAAAAATAAACATTATAAAATAATAAATAGCTGGGGAGACCCTGTTGGCTTCGGCCTGTTAAAATTTAATTATGGCAAGAAATATAAAAGGTGATTTAAACATTACAAGAGATTTAACAGCTGGTAGAAGAATCTCAGCTGATTTAGCATTAAATGCAACTGACTGGGCAACTGGAACAGATTACTTGGTTAACGATTTAATTATAGACGGAGGATCTATATACATCTGTAAGGCCACACACACCTCAGCTGCTGCTTTGTCTACTGATATTAATAGTTGGGATGTGGTAGGGTCTAACAAGATTGTAGATCACTTGTTTGCTACAGGTGTAGGGTATGTGTTTGATGGAGACATTATGGACACTTTAATAGTTGAATCTACTTCAGCATCAACAGGTAACGTGCTATCTGGGTCACCAACTAATATTACGGAGGGTAAAAGTTACATACTACACTTTAAAAACACAGACTCAGTTTCAAGGTCTATCGTACTCAGTGGTGCATACAGAGCTATAGGTGAAGATACTGGTATAGCATCTTTTGATATTGTTGCTGGTTATGAAAGAGTTATAGAGTTTGTTGGGTTAGTAGGCGGTTCTATGCAAGCACTAGCGGATAGTGGGTATTCAAATGTGTCGGGTATAGATGATGTATTGGCATTGGCACAACCTCTAACTACAAGCAGGACAGTTACACTAGCTGGGTCTACATGGAATTTTAGTGGTACTTCTATTACTAAGATTAAAGATAACGCATTAAATACAGCGGTAGAGTGGCAAAAAGAACAGACCACTCATGAAACTTCTGTAAGCGGATTAACCGTGAATATTGATTTGGCTCTGGAAGGGTTCAAAGTAATAAAGACTAATGATGCCAACACAGGGGATGTTATAATTAACGAACCTACTAATAACGGAGCTAATAAGTTAAGTATAGGTATTGTCAATGAGGATTCTGTAAGTAGGAATTACATTTTTGATACATCTTACAAGGTAGAAGGAGGTTCATCAGACATAGGTACTATAACATTAGCGGCAGGAGAACTAAGATATATAGAACTGCAGGCGTTAGCAATTACTTCCCCATATAAATTAGTATCTATATACGATACTGGGGCAGTAGCCTCAACAGGAGAATCAGTTCAAGAATTAACTGCTGTAGCTAATGTTATTGATTGGGACGTATCCAATGGTGGTTACGCTTTTCATGATGTTTCAGGAGGAACAACAACGATTAATACTCCTACAAATATGGAGAAGGGTAGATTATATACTCTAAATATAATAAATACATTTAACAACCCTACTATAAGCTTTAGCTCTGCCTACAGGGATTCTAGTGGAAATAGTTTAGTCAGTATTTCCCCAGAAAGCGGGCAAGACTATACTTATCTATTTGCGGCTGTATCTACATCAGAGCTACAGACTTTAAATTACTCTAGCGATTTTCAATCTGTGGTTACAGGTTCTAGTATAGACCCCTCTTTTGGACGTGTTACAACTGTTTCTGCTTCGACAGGTACAGGTGGGTCAACCTTTCCCGTGGATAACGCATTTACTAAATACAGGTCTAGCAAAAATAGTGGTAAGACCGTGCATCTTTATATAGAAGAAACTGAAGGGATAAACAAGACTATTACTTGGGGCAATGAATACATTGGTGTAGATGGTTCACAGAAGACTGATGACGTATTGCTTACAGGTACGACTAAGTTCTTTAGGTTAATACCTAATAAAGACAATAATAAATTCATAGTAACCGATTTAGATGCTCCTAGTGATGGTCTAGCTCAACAAGGTATCTTGGTAGCAACACTTACTGGTAAAGGTATTTACACAGCAGAGGGTACAAATGCAGCCTCAGCTTTATATGCAGCATCAGGTTCACAAGATAGAGTTTTAGTTAGCTCTACTTTAGCAGGTGTAGGAGCAGTGATTTCTGTGCAAGCGGGTGATTACTTAAACGGTATTCTTAACGGTACTTATACTACCCAATCTGACGGGGAATTATTAGAATTCTTTGATAATGAAGCAGGTAAATGGGCTGTTCAAGTTATTGGCGCAAGTAAAGCTAATGGTTTAGTAATTTCTACATTGACTGTACCAGATACAAACTCATCTTTACAGACTTTAACTTCGGGTACTTCAGGTACTACTTACGCTGGAGCAAGAGTAATGACTTTTGGTAATACAGGAGAAGTTACAAATGATACTACAGGAATATTTGATGTAGTAAATGATTATATTGAATTTAAAAAAGCTGGTACATATAGAATTACAGCTAGAATAGACATAGAAGACGCGGGAGGTTCGGCGACATCAGGTTATATGTTCGTGGGAGATCAAACTAATATGGTTAGAACTTCTATTCTTACGACAGATACTAACTGGTGGGGTAGATATTCATTTGACTTTATTGAAACTTATGCAATTGGAGATAAGTTAGACTTCAGGGCAACTCATAATGCCGGTGAAAATCACGATTTGCGGAACATGGATATTATCGTTACTGAATTACCTACTACTGAAACAGTAATGGCAGGAATGGTTATTGCTAAAACACTAGCTTATACAGAAGTTGGAGTTACAAGTCCAACTGATGCAATTATAGCTCCTTTAGATACAATAGTTAGAGAAGATGTTGCAGGAGCAATATCTACAGATGGTTCAACACTTACAGTAAATGTTACAGGTGCTTTTGATATTGATGTTCACGCACCAGTAATAGCACTTGATCCTAACATTGTAATTAAAGTTAACGGTACAGTTGTCAAAACTTATGTTGATAGCTCGCATCAAGGTAGAATGGTTCCATTTAGACACAACTTCACAACAGGAGATACATTAACAGTTGAAGATGGTGGTGGAGCACTTGCTAATTGGAATAGTGGAGCAAATAATCCAACTACAGATGCTAATTATACTCGAATTATTTTAAAACAATCAGGGACTCAAACAGTAATTAATACTGCTGACGTAGCTGTAAATGACCAAGCAGCTTCAGGTTACTTTGACATAGGGACTATGAGGATGCAATTTGGAGAAGCAGCAGCAGGTACAGCAGGAGTAGTTTCTGTCACACTTCCGATAGCAATGGGTAATGCAAATTACAACATTCAATTCCAAACAACTGGAACTAACACAGCAGGTACATTTGCTTTTACTGATCCAATAAGAACAACTACAGGGTTTACAATCAATAAAAGATTCAATAACTCATCTACTGTAGTTGATGCGGGTGAAGGCTTTATGTGGTCAGTTAAGGGGCTTCATTAAAAGCATAAAAAATAAATAACACCATCCTTAATTGGGTGGTGTTTATTAACTATAATAATTTATAACAACATGCCAGCAGCAATTACAAATGGTTCAGTGGTATTAAATATCGCTGTAGATTATACAGAAGTAGATTTAGCAACTTTAACTGCATTAGTAGCGGGAGCTCCCGGAACATACAGTAAAAAAGTATTTAAAGCACTAGACACTGGCATTTACCATTATGTTGATGGACAAGATAATGTTGGTGTTTACGCAAATGTAGCTAATGCGTCACACTTTTTTGCTCCTTACAACGAGTCTTTAGATGCTGACGCTTTTCCTACATTTGACACGGCAGTAGTTTTATCAGATTTGAATTTGATAATTACAGACTTAGAAGCCTTACCAACAACTCCCCATGCAAACGCTTTTCTTACGGAAACTTTATCTCCTGGTTCTTACATAACACCCGGAGCAGCAACACTGGCAGGGACGTTAACTTTAAACGGTGGGGGCATTACAGGAGCTACATTTGTAATAAGATCACCTGCAGCTATAACACCAGCAGCATCAGTAAATATTGTTTTAACAGGAGGTACACTTCCTGAAAATGTACATTTTTTAGCGACAGGCGCAATGGCTGTAGGCGCGGGATGTACAATAAATGGTAATATAATTTGTAAGGCTGGAGCGCCATCATTAGGTGTAGGATGTACATTAGTGGGTAGAATGTTGACATTAGCGGGAGCCGCTTCATCTGCTTCAAGTAACGCAACTTTACCAACAAGTGCTGGGGTTATAGATTATAGATCTTGTGCTGATATGATTATGTTTACTGGAACAACTCCAGCAACAAATACAGGAGGAGCAGCGTCTTACTATGAAGGGGGTATCGCTAGTCATACTGGAACTGTAACTGGGTTTGGGTTAGCAGGAGGCGTATTTACTACCTACCCTAGCGGTAGTTCAATCCCACCTCAAAACAACTACCTACCTACTGAAACATCTGGGAGCGTAACATTTGGGAATGCTAATATTGTTTATATTTTCCCAGCTGCTAATCTAGATATTACAGGGTTTGACGCGGCAGGGTTTACAAATAATCAAATAATCACTATTGTTAATTTGGGCGCAGGAGATGCGACCTTAAAAACATTAAGCCCGAACAGTACTAATGATAATAAAATAGCAGCCAACACCGATATAGTAATAAAGCAGTACCAAAGTAAAGATGTTACTAGAATAAATGGTGTTTTGAATAAATGGATAGTAAAAGGAAATAATTAGATTATGGCACGAAATTTTTATATACAAGACACCGCAATTGCACCTTCAGTAGTTTTTGAAAACTTCCACCCTGAAGGGTATTTATTAATAGGGGTAGATAGCCCTCTGATTGATAACTTAATTCAAAAAAAATATGATGAGTACGCGCTTGCTGGTACAAAATACTTTAAGGATACAAGAGTAATGTTTGTTAAAATGCGAATGTTATCACAAATTACAGCAGATTATATTATTGAAATAGAAGGTGCACTAAAAGATGTTAAGTCAAATCTTGTTAGCGGTGATTGGAAAACTGCGGAACTAATTTTAATAAACCATATTACAAAAGGTGCGGTGGTATCAAATGAATTATACGATAAACTTTTATTTGATTTTCAAAAATACATACTAGATAATTATTAACAAATAATTATAAGCTTGGGTACTTACTAGTAAATGGTGGTTCTTGTGTAAGAGATAAACAACAAAAAGGTGTTTAGGTTAAAGGGGGAAAAAAGGAATGATACACATAGCCTTACGAATAAAGGCCTACAGACCCTTGGGGTATGATTAATAAGTGGTATAAGTGTAAAAACAATTTCAACACAAACACAACTTAGATGATTTTAGAAGCAGCAGTAACAGGTATGGATTGGGTGAGCATCATAGCTGCCGTAGGTGGAATAGGCCTAGGTGGTTTCTTGCTTAAGTTCTACAACTCTTGGAAGGACAAACGTGACAAAGACAGAGCACATGAGGACGAGCCGGAGCAATTTATTCGTAACCTGTTAACAGACCAAGTAGATGACCTTATAGCAGATGTCAAGGACATGCGCGCACGCATGGAAGAATTGTTAGTGTCTAATGCACAGTTGGATTCAGAGAACAGAGCTTTGTTGTTGGCCAACCATGAGTTGATCAATAAAAATACCGAGCTTATAGAGATGAACCAGAAGCTTTTAGACAAAATTGATAGTCTAACATTGTAAAATATATGGGATTTTTCTTTAAACGTAAAAAGGTTACAGCCGAAGCTATCGTCGATATACAAGCGAAGATCAATGGCATGGCAGACTGCATAGAGGTTATGAACGCCAAAATGGATGTTGTCTTGACAAAAGAAGCTTGTGGTCAGAACTGTGCAACCTGTACGAACAAAGACTGTCCTAAGCGAACAACGTCAGCTTAACCCCTTGTGGTTACAATTTTTATTTCTATTTTTGACGAAGCAATATTGCGGATAACACAATAGATTTGAATATGACAGCAGACGAACAATTGGCTTTACCACTCAACATCACTTTAACAGTGGCTGAGGTAAACGCTATAATCAACGCTATGGACGAGATGGTACACAGAGTTGCCAGACCGATTATTGATTCCCTAAAGGCGCAAGCACAACCGCAGATACACAAAGCTGTGGAGGGGGCCAACGCTAAACCCAAGGTTGTAGAACCAGAATTATGAAGAACACATTAATAAAGATATCAACAGGTATAGTGCTAGGAGTTTTCTTGGTGCTATTCTTCCGTTGTGACCCTAAATGCCCAGAGGTAAGCACTAAGACTGCGACCGTGGTGGAAACAGATACTGTTTCAACGCGGGACATACAGATACAGTACGTACCGGGGCCAGAAAGGATTGTTTACATCACCGAGCCTGTTTACATAGAAGTGACAGAGAGCGGTGTATACCAAGAATTTAAGATCGATGAAGAGGACTTGCAAGCCACGGCCAGCATGATTTCCGTTGACACAGTTTCTGATTTCAAGCTGGACTACTCAGTCACAGCAAAAGAGACTTTGATTACAGATACCATTACAATCAACAACACTGTTACACACACAATCACCAACACGATAGAGGCTAAGAGGAAAATGAATTTGTACTTAGGTACTAATGTCATATTCTCACCTAACAGCTTCAACGGGGTCAACTTTAATGTTGGCTTGAAGACCAGAAAGGACTTCGTTTTTGAGGTGGGTTACAACGCCAGTTTCACAGGCGGGGACAGTTACGAAGCGGGTATAAAAATACCTCTCTTCCATAAGAAGAAATAATTACCCTTAGTTATTAGGGATTTATTGATATAAATTTTTACATTAGTTATTTAACAAAACAAAGAAGATGAAAAATTATCTAGAACAGTACGTTAAAGCTCCTGTTACTAAGCACCAAATGGGTGGAGAAGTTCCTGCTGGAGCTCCTGCTGCGCCTGCTGAAGGCGGAAGTGGCGGAGGTGACATGGCGTCTATGCTTGAGCAATTTGCACAAACGCAAGATCCTCAATTAGCAGTTCAAATCGCTAACATGTTATTAGAACAGTTAGGTGCTCAAGGTGGTGGAGGTGCCCCAGAAGGACAGCCTATGCCCGCCCAAGGTTACGGGGGTAGAGTCGCTATGAACAAACCTATGTTCCGTAAAGGAGGTAGATTAGCGGTATAATACTATTCTTGAATGTATAGATTAATTAAGAAATATCAGACTGGGGGGTTGATTGACACGGATGCTATGACGGCTGACGTTAAGAACGATTCTACATTTTTCAAAGATGGCGCATATACTGCCTCGGGACGTAAGCGCCTTACGGCTATTGTGCAGATCCAAGAAAACCAAGGACAAGGTCTTAGATATAACATTAATGACGATTCCAGTAGATTCGAGATAGTAGATCCCACTGGCAAACAAGTAATTGACAGCGAGGGTAGAGGTATAGGGACTGCGGAAAACGCGGGAATATTCTATGGAACAGTTAATCGTTACAAGAAATCCAAAAAAGAAGTATCCAAAGCCATCTCTACAGCCGGAAATTACATTATACAGCCAGCTGATACATTAAAACCTAAAGTCGCGACCCCTCAGAAGTCTGTTGAAACTCCCAACGATCCGGTGGAAACACCAGAATCGTCGAGTGATGCACCTAAGAGTTACGCTTCAGGTAGACTGGGCACACAAGTTACACCAGCAAGTACATTCCGCGCGAGTGGTTTGAAAGGAGCTACGCCTCATGACCTTTTAGGTACTTGGCAAGGTTTTGGTACAGGTAATGCTGGCGGAGCGGGAGGTGCAGGAGGCCCTGATGAAGTTCAATTGGATCCTGAGACTGGTCAACCAATACAGGTTGTTCAAGCTTTTGATTACACGATCTCGGAGGATATGAAGCCTTGGGAGGAAAAAGTGAACACTAACATCAGTGGGCTACTTACAACTAACTGGAATCACAACATTAAGGACAGTGGTGGTTGGGGTAAGTTTGATGAAACTTTCTTAAACGAAAGTCTTGTTCCCTTGAACGAAGTTTTACGTTTAAGAAACATAGGTGAACAAGATTTGAAGTTAGAGAAAAGTCTAGGGCTTGCGGAAGATCTTACTGACGAGGGCCTGTTGAAGGACATAGAGGGTAAAAAGACTTACCACACAAATGTGTACCGCAACCAGTTGTCTCACAACGTCACAGATGCTACAACGTACATCGATGATGAGATAAAACGTCTGCAAGACACATCTTGGGCCAACGATTCTGACAGGCTTGCTGCTATACAGCACTTGCAGAAAAACCGTCAGGACATAACAGATCGCTACGACAAGGCCTACGAAGCCGGCAACTCCAAGGGGTTCAGAGAATTCTACGGCGAGGATCTTCCTACACACTACAATACTTACTACGATACGACTAAGAAAGAGATCCACGGATCTTGGGCGTCTTACAATGGTTCTAAGAAGGAGCAGCAAACTATTGTTGATGCTGAAAAATTAGTAGGCTACCAGAAGGTTTTAACAAGCCAACTGGTCCACGGTACATCTGGTTTTAATGGTAATGGAAACATGCCAGCGGCTCTACTTGAGAATGGCTCTCGGGTGGATTTGTACATGATTCGTGACGCTATAGACGCAGCTACGACTGACGAGGAGCTTAAAAAGATCTACGTGCCAGTCCTTGTAAAGGGCACTAAGAGCAGCAACGGATCGGGAGCGGAGTACAAGCTTCAAACAGCGTACAACTTCGTGAACGGCAACCCGTGGTATGTGCATGTGAATTCAGAAACCAATAAGGGTGATATCAAGAAGTTCCTTTGGAACTACGGGTACAACTCAGGTAAGAACAGCTATAAAGAGGGAGGAACTTTGAGAGTACCAAAAGCACAATCAGGCATGAACCTGAACGTGGGCAGCATACAAGCTATCCAAGAACTGATCAGACAGCAGAAAGCCGGTGAGGTTATAAATCCTCCATCCGCTGGATCATGGTCAGACACACCTAACACTGGGCCGTCTAACCCTTATGCTACCGGCACACCAGCTTACAACATTACAAGTCCTACTAGCCCATCACCAGCTTCGGCTTTGGTGGCTAAACCAAGGTATAACCCAATAAGTGTAACTTCGACGAGTACAGCGGATTATGCGGGCTCACCTAGACCAGCAGACAGCAGGGTAACAGCAGTTAATGCGGTTGGGTCACCAAACAGATTCGCGTCAACAGGTACCGGCTCTGTAGGAGTGGGGACACCAGAAAAGACGGATGGGGATCAAATTAGTTTGGAAGGCACTGTCTACAGACAGGACGATGATATGCCGGTCAACACAAACAAGATCTCAACAAACGGGCCTATTATCTCCCGTACAGGAATAAACACGCCTATTGGCGAAGTGCAGTACAATGACATCCTTCAGTTAGGATTAGCACATAAAGCGTACAAAGAAAAAATTACGGAGATCCAGCCTTTCCAAAAGAAGTTCCAGCCCAAAGGGGCTAGACATGTTCTCGCGGCAAGAGATTTGGACGCCGGTACCATAAATAAGGTGCAGAATGACATTGCTACAATGAGAAGCGGTTACCGTGGATCTGACCCAGTGATGAGCGCGTTGTCAACTCTTATGACAAACGATCAAAGAGGTGTTGCTAAACGTGACTTCTTAGTTAAGCGTGGAGCTTACAGAAGAGAAGAAGAAGATCGTGTGGCAAACCAAATGGAAGAAAGAAGAGTACAATTATCAGCAGACACACAAGGTCAGCATATCACAAACGAAGAGAATCGATTCTTACGCTACCAAGGAGACTTGCAAGCGGCATCAGAAGAGAAACGTCGTAAAGATGAGTGGAGAGCTAACCTTGGGTCAACAGGCGCTGCCGTTCAGAGTAGATGGAATGGTGAAGCTGCGGCTGATAAACAATATAGAACTGGTCTTGTAGTGCAGGAACACCAACAAAAGGTGAACCAAGCTCAATCGGCCTACCAGATGGCTAAGAACTATTTGACGGATTACCAAGGTAATGGTCAAGCAGGAGTTTACGGTCAGGTAGATCCAACTGAGTTACAGTCTGCACAGCAAGCCGTACAGGATGCTTACAAGGCATTAAACGAAATACAGACCACAAATATTTCCGACGCAGGGGCTGAGGCCGACAAGATAAATGCAGGAAGATCTATTATGAGGTGGCGGAGAGGATAATTGATTGTTGATTGTTGTTTACCCCGTGAGAACCCGTTTGCTTGATTGCGATCGGGTTTTTACATTAATACTCTAGATTATTTTCTTATTATTACACTATCAAAATTTTTGAAATATGCCAATTTTATATACTCCCAGCAGATTAAAGGCTTCCCGAATTGTCAAGAGACAGGACGGAGGTGTCATTCCAGTATACGGAACCTACCAAGTGCAACACGCGCAGCAAGCCCCTTATAACCCAGCTGGGTTGTTAGCGAAGTATCAAACCCCACAAGCTGCACCGGGCGCAAAAGCTGCACCTGAGCCAGCGGAGTGGAGGAATGAGAATGAGATTGAGGGCCTAATTGGTGACTCTTCTAACTACATGGCCGAGCTTGAGCAGATCGAGGGAACTATAAGACAAGGTTTGTCTCGTAACCCAGACTTCTTCAACACAGAGTACGGCGCGGCGATCAAGAGTAAGTATGACCATTGGACTACCCACGAGTTGCACACTCTCAAAAAGAATGAGGAGCTCTACAAGGATGCTGTTTCTTCTATGAAGGAGAACAAATCAGATGAGAACTGGGTGTACGACAACGGCAAGGGCTATGTGTACCGCTACGGCCAAGAAGGTAAGCTGGAAATTGAGGCTATGTCTCCATTGCAGCTGAAGGACGAGGTTGATGACGCGGGCAGACCAAAGTGGGAGCGACTTACTTACGGTGAATTGGCTAAATTTCGTAGTAACTACGACTCAGATTCCTTTATAAAGAACCCTTATTTGGCCCAACTAATCGGAGACGGTATTGGTATGGCCAAGGTTCGTAAGGACTATGTGGAAAACGCATTCAACAGTATTGGGTACAACGCCCAAGACAACACTATCGAGACCGGTGGTCAAGTCATAGATGGCGAGACTATCGAGAAAATGATGAGAGGTGACGCTAGTAAATCTAACGAACGCCAGCTTATAAACGCGGTGAACAGTCTTAAACGAGAAATAAAACACACACCAGCTTGGAACACTTTAGAGTCTGAAGCTTGGCAAGATCCGTCGGTGAACACAGCTGAGGATGCTTCAAAGTGGATCGATAATTACTTCTTAGATGTTATGTATTCTAAGCTTATCGGTGAGGAGTCTTACAAGCGCGCGGACATTTTGGATCGTGATGCTATTGACCCTTTAACTGGGGAGGGAGGGCCAGCCATAAAGCTAAAGGAACTAAGCGAGTACAACTTTGCCCCGTTGGGTATAGGTACAGAAGTCGATTTCAAACTTGAAGCATGGCTAGGTAAAGTAAATGGACAGTACAAGACTTCTACACAAAAGATTAAAGCTGTGGAAGCCAAGTATGTTTCTTCAGATATAAACGCGGCTATCAAGAAGGAGGACAAATCTAAGTTCCACGATGACCACCAAGTTAAGTTCAAGTCTTTCAACAAGCTCGGGTCGAGTCTGGGGAAACTGGCTGTGATGTCGGAGGCTCAACTTGCTTCTGGTAAAAAACTGAGTGAAACAACGATTGCGTTCGAGAAGACCAGTGTACCAGCTGATGAGGCCATGGTAGTTTTCGAGGGTTCAGCTCATGTTGTTACAGCCTATGTTAACAAAGGGAATGGCGAGATTGTGCAATTGAAAGATCAGGACAAGTACAACAAGGAGGTAGAAAAACTCACAGGGCAATACAACAGCGGTTCAACATACCAAGAGTTTGCCGTAAAAGACAGCGATGTCGCGGAGCAAAAGTATATAGCTCTTGCCAACGCAATCTGGGACAAGCACTACGGTGACTTAGCAGAGAAGATCGAGAAGAGGCAGTTTTACACAGTCGAGGCAGTATTCCCTGCTATGAACTCTGAGAAAGATTATGTTTCCAGTTCGTCTTATCTAAACAACTTGCCTAAGCAAACGGTTTCCTTGGGCCAGCAGAACTCTTACTACTACAGTGATCAGTTCAAATCCAACATGGATTTCGATTTAAGTTTCAATAGAACAAACATATTTATACCAGTGGATCATGCTATGTACGCACAGGCCGCCGGAGCCAACGTTTACACTCAGGACGAAAATGTTAGAGATGTGAATATTATCAAAAACCTACAAGGTGCATCTAGTGTGGCAACACGAGCGGAACTGCAACAAGCAATTAACAAAAACTTTACACAATAGTAATGGCCGAAACAACTACAACTAAGGAGAGACCATTGTATGGTTCAGACCCAGACGCAACAAACGTTGACTGGTTCAAAGCTCGTAAAGACGGAACAATCCAAGGTTCGGATTACAAGGACATTTTCACTCAGATGGGTGGACAAAAAACTGAACTTAAGACGTCTGCGGAATACTGGAATGACACTGGTCTTCGTACACAGTATGAAGAGCAGTATGGTGACAAGGCCAAAGAAGTCTTTGACAAGGAGTACACTGTTACGGCTGCTGACTTTCAGCAGTTCAACCAGTTTGATCACGGTATAAAGCAGTTTGCTACAAACCAAAGGAGACAATCGGCTAACGTAGTAGGAGGAGAATCTTGGGGTTACGATCCTGAGAATTTGAAGACTATGAGTCCTTCATTTGAAGAGCGTTATATGCGTTCAGACGGTGCTATGGATCAGGGTCTTGGTATGTCCGAGGCTGACAGAGATCCGAGAGAACTAGCTATGGAGTCCAGAAAGTTTCAGTCTTACGATGGTTCTATTCGTGACATGCCTACTTGGGATGAAGTTCACGCCCAGTCAAACGGTACCGATTACGCGGAGGATTACCTTTCTTGGGGAGACTCATGGGGTAACAATGCCATGGCGTTCAATAATAATTACACAGACGACAAAGGAAACCACATCACAGGATTTGGTTATCCACCGGAAATGCTCCAAGGAGACTACCGTGGGCCTCGTTACATCAAGGCTTTGTACGAAGGAGGTTACAGAGATTCTTTAGACTACGAAATAGTTAGTAAGTTTGATTATGCTGGTTTCACCAGTATGGATCGTAATGCAGGTTGGACATCTTTTGTTCCTCGTGTATTGGCTAACGGTATTACAAACATGTACAAAGGTGTTGGTACTCTAGCGGCAGCAGGATCTGCTATGTTAGGATGGAACGACTCAAAAGAATGGGTTGAAGATCACTGGTTGATGGGGGCTAATTCAGCCAAAGTTTCTGAGTACCTTAGTACACAGGAGAACGGTCTAGCGTCTTGGGATGGGGCTATGGGGTTCGTCGGAGACACACTTATGCAATTATTTGTGGGTGCTGGTATCGGTAAGGCCGGTGCAGCTAGTTCCACAGTGTTAGGTGCTGGTGTTAAGATGTCCGGCAAAGTAGGTAAATACTCATCTTTGATGGCTATGACAGCATACGGGGCGGCTGATTCTTATGACAGTGCTCTAAGAGCGGGTTATACAGACAAGCAAGCTGGTGTATTCTACATGACCAATATGGCGGCATTATTCGCTGTGAACAAACGATTTAACGTGTTGGAGGACGCTTTTGCGACTAACAAGATGATGAAAGAGTCTAGCAAGCTATGGACTAAAAATATGGCATACGCTGCCCCGGCCCTTAAGAAGGCTGTTGCTGCTGGGGACGATAAAGCGGCTCAGACCATCATGAAAACGTATACACAAAAGATGTATAACGGCCTTTCAAAAGTGGCTACAAAAATTAAGAAATTAGAGGGATACCCTAAAGCTATGCTTACTGAAGCGGCTGAAGAGATTGCAGAAACAGTATCACAGAAGACTTTAGAACAGGCTTTCAACGCTACAACTGCAATGGGTATCACAGACGGTAACTTCAAGTCTATGTACGATGAAGGCTACTGGGAAGAATATGGGCAGGAGTTGTTACTATCTGCTGCTGGTGGTGCTCTAGGTGGGGCATTCGCTAAGACGTTCTACCACAAAAGAGATGACGGCAAGAAGCGTGAGTTCCTTGACATGGTGATGGATGATGACGGGTCTATGTTAGACCAGTTGGATGAGTTACACAAATCAGGGGCTTTAGGTTCTTTCGTTGATTCCACTGAGTGGGACGCTGATGAAAAGAGATACAAAACTATGGTAGAGGCAGGCGAAACCGCTATGTCTATGGCTGACGCTAACAAGCAAGTTTTACAACAAGAGTACGCTTACGTAAAGGGTATTGTTGACACATTAGGGTCAAAAGATGCTGTGAAAAACATGACTGAGAAGCACCCGGGATTAGCGAGTGCTATCAACAACATGCAAGTAGTAAACGACGTCAAAGCGCTTACGAAGCAATACACCGACTTGCACGGGGAACATGAGAACATGGCCACAGAAGCTATACCTAGAACTCCGGAAGATATGGAGGAAGGTAGTGAGGAAGAGGCTAAGTTCATCAAGAAGGAATCAGATAACTCTGGTTTAACTCCTGAAGTTACTAAGCAAGTAGCAGATATAAAGGCCAAGATTGACGACATATCATCTGGTAAATCTGCGGAGAAATACTTCATGAAAGCCGCTGCCCGTGGCACTTTGTTTGACACAGAGAGCGACTTGGGTCGTGCTTACGCGGAATACGGTGACGATTTCTTACACGAGCTGATGAAGGTGAGTGGGGAATCATCTGTTGATGTAGAAGAGAAATCAAAGAAGAACCTTGAGAGAATAGGGGAAAGCGGTAAAGTGCTTGCTTCTTTGGAGAAGGATCTCAGCAACATCGACGAAGTAGCCGACAAGCTTATGTCTGGTGATCGTATGTACATCTCAGACCAAGTAAAAGAGAAAATAGAGAAGTTGTACGAGGAACAAAAGGTCCCAAACGACAAGCTCTCGGAGCTTCAAAAGAAGATACAGGAGCAAGTGGTTGCTGATGGTAAGTATGAACTGTCTACGATCGTTAGCTCAGAGGAGTTTAAGGCTCTACGTAAGACCAACCCCGAGAAGGCAGACAAATACGCAGCATTCCTATCGTCGTTCTTGAAGACCAAGTTCGATGAGAAGCTTAACGCGGTTAAGACTATGGATGATATCCGTAACCTTGACTTTGAGTCTAACATATCTTTGGAGGACATCTTATATACAATACAAGAGCAAGAATTCGATTTCTCCTTGGAATCAATGACAGGTGGGGAACAAGACATCCACGGTCACTTTGATGCTAAGACAGAGGAAGAATTAGTAGTTATAGGTGAAAAACTAGGGAAGATCTTCGCTCAAAACGAGGATGCTTACAAGTTTGATATCGGGTCGGAGTCTTTCTCTAACCTTACAACTTCTGAATTTAGCGAGCATGTTGCAGATCTAATGAAGAACTTCAACAAACTTTCTGAGCTGTATGACCTGTCTAAGAATGCACCTACTGAAGAGGAAGTGGCATTTGACAGAACAAAGGCTGATTTCTTGTTGAACGGGTTTGCCCAAGACGAGCATGCTGGCCTTATGGACAGTGGTAATCTAGGGAACCAGATGGCTGCTATACTCTATCAAATCGAGAAACAAAAGCTTAGTGATGATGACGACTTTGGTACGTACAACAATTCAGATGAGCCTGAGAACATTCTTAAGCAAGCTGAGGCCCGTGCCAAACAAATTGACATGCTGTTGTTCGCCTTAAGAGTGGACAATAAAGACGGTGGTGTTTCTTACAACCCTCTAGTAGAGCAATCAGGAGCAGCAGATATCGCTGCTCTTAGAGTAAGACAAGAACGTATTAATTCAAAACCGAAAGCGAAATCGAGGGACATTATTCTTGGTGCTGTTACTGCGGCCGAAACATCTGGAACACATTCTGAGTTCTTTAACAAAATGGGGTTAAACCCGGTTATGTGGAGAGACTTGAATTCTCGTAAAGATGAGTTGAGCGCAGAAGAGGTGGAAATGCACAAGGAGTACAGTGACACCTTGGGTAACGTTATTGAAGCTAAAGTTGCTCTAGAAGGTATCGTAACAGACGCTAAGAAAGCGATCAGCATTGCGAAACACAACCAAGATTCAAAGAACATTGTTAACAACCAACGTGAGGCTATATCTGCGAACATCAAGCATGAAGCTGACATCTTGGACAAAGTTATCAACCACGCTGATATGGAGGATGTAGAGGAATTAGAATTCTTCCACACTCACAACTTCAACGATAGTTCAGATGCTGGTGTGGTGAAATCTTTCAACGTCCTATTGGACGCTAAGAGGCTCATATACTCAGCTTTAAAAGATAAAGACGACAAAATAGAAGAGATATTAGACGCCCTGTTTGCTAACCTGAATGGTATTGCGAACGGCCGCCGTGTAGCTAATGATGTTTCCAGAGCGGCAACTATGCTTACTTTTGACGAGGCATCATTCTACGCTAGATACAAATCAATATTAGCTGACTTCGACCTAGGTGGTTCACCTACAGTGGAGCAGGAACAAGTTGGTTTGTCTATCATGTCTCACATGATGGGTAACGGATCCAACGTTGTGAACGACGTGCTGGGAGCGAATGTTACTAACACAGTGGTTATCAATGGCCGTCAAGGTACGGGTAAATCAACATTCGCCTTAGGGGTGGGTGTGGCTAGTGGTCAGGCCGAACAAATCGAAAAGTTCGGCGAGGACAAGTCTCGAGTTCTGCTTTCAGCAAACACACCGAAGCAAGTTTCCACGTTAGTGAAGACAGCCGAGAAGTTTGGTATCAACATAAAGAGATTTGGGACTGCAAACGGGTTAACTTCTGTTAGGGAGTCTGACTCTTCTATGCAGAGACCACTGGATCTTATACAGAAACTAGAGGAGAATAAAGACATTGATGATGTGAGTACAATCGTATTCGATGAGGCATCATTTATACAATATGAAGGCTCTGAGCCATCTGACTTGAAACGTATCATGGATGCGATCAGTAAGATAAACAAGGGCAGAGACGGTATCAACACGCCTAAAATGAGCCTAGTGCTTATGGGGGACAGCGGGCAAAACGGCCACCGTGATGCAGATGGGGCTGTTAGTAACATCTTCGTGGAAGATCGTGTATACGGACCGAGAGAATTAACTTTGAGCCATAGAGCCAAGGTTTTGGCTATTACAGACGCTACTGCGCAGATTGAGAAGGACAGACGTAATTTGAAGATCAAGACGGAGTGGGGGACAGCTGATGAGGTTTCCAAGGGTCTCTTGGCGGGTGTACGAGTTAGACCGACTTCGGACAACGTGTTTGATGACAACGATTTGGTTAGCAACATTCGCCAGCAAATCGAAGAAAGAATAGGGTTACCTAACACAGATCCTTTTGAGGTGGGTGTTATATTGCCAGCTGGTGAGGTTATGCCAACAGGTAGTTTGATGGAAGTGCTAAGAGTACAATACCCAGATAACTTCCGTGTGACTGACCACGTTGACGTACAAGGTGATGAGTTCGACTATGTTATCGCAAGAATGACAGCCAACGAGATTGGTGAGAGCGCAGAACAGTACGGGGCTAAACAGCACCTTATGGTAGCTGCTGCTAACAAACTGTCCACAACTATAGGTCGTGGGAGATACTTTATTACACTTATCAACGACACACAGCGTCCTCTATCTAGCGATGGCCCTACGAAGATAACAATCGTGGAGTCAGCTATGAACGAGATCGTAGCGGCACAGGTGCTTGAACTTAAGATGGAAATGTTAGGTTTGGAAGCTAAGCCAGTTGACAAAGAGGTGTTAGAGAAGACTGATAAAGAATTAGAACGTAAAGCCCGCGTTGACCAAGACGAGGTTGACGAGGTTGCCAAGCGTGTTGAAGAAGACAAAGACAGAAACATTATCCTTAAAGAGGAAGAAGGTGACGCCGTGAATATCGAAAACGTTCGAGTGGCCGGTTTGTACGAGCTGTTGCTGTTCAACCACAAGGACAAAGTGCATGAGTTTCAAACGGCAGAAGAGCAATCTGAGTACATAAACCGTATGGCTCCTGTGGACAACCCAGAGCAGGCAAAAGGGATCAACGAATTAGCTGATGCAAAATTGGCATTGTTAGATTCTCAGGATTACGCTACTTTGGTTGCGGCCACTATGAAGTATGAGGACTCTGATAATGCGGAATTTAACGATGACGTCATCAGCTCTGTTCAGCAGACTATAGACACCCACTTTGAGGGTGTTCCAGTGGGGACAGACATTACTGAAGCTGGTGAAGAGGTGTTCAACTTAAAACGAATTTATGATTCTGTTTCTAAGAAAATAAACACAGATTCTGTTGTTCAGGATATCAACATTGCTACCCCGGAACAACAAGAGAGTCTGGACAAGGCTGTGCTGAATAAGGCGGCCGAAACAGTTGCGCACCTACAAGACAGTGTTGAGCTTACAAGCAAAGATGTCACTGACCTGAAGGAGCAAGCTACAATTATAGCTAACAAAATTGAGAGCAAAGAGGCTACCAAGGAAGACCTTATCGATCTTATGGAGCAGATAGCTCTATTAGAGTCTGGTGAGATAATGGATGCCGCTGAAGATAAAGACGACGTTACGCCGGATCACAACCCTGTATTTGCTGAGTCAATGGCTAGCAAGAATAAGGTTGCACCAGAAAACGAAACATGGGAACAAAGAAGAACACGTACAAATAAGGAACGTGAGATGGCAGTTCAAATTTTGGAAACTGCTGGTTACCTCATGGCTTACCCTAACAACGATGGTAACTTCGAAGGCAAGAAGGGCTACGAGTTAGAGAAAGCAAATGTGGCTCGATTATTCCCGGGAGAACCTACTCCTACTACCAAGGAAGCTTACGACCTTGAGCAACTTAGAGCGTTAGACCTTAAGAACGGCTATAGCGTGGGTGACTACGATTACTCTTTGGTTGCTACGAAACGAGGTTCGTTTGTGGAAATGCTGGTTACTGCTAAGAACCGAAAAACGAAAGAGCGTGAGCGTGTTGTTGTGGGTGGTGTTTACTACATACAATTACTACGTGACAACGGTAGAGCGGGTGGAGACATGCTGGCACAATTGGAAAACGCTATCAGCCAAACAGCTGTGAATCGTATTGATCTTGCCATAGATGACCCGAGAATTTTGTTGAACTTGAAGTCATTGTCACCGGGTTCTCTTACAGACAACAAGGCTAAAAAGGTTGTGTTGTCAGACTGGAGAAAAGAAGTAGATTTGGGTACCGCTAAGGTGTCAAAGAAAGTGTTCATCGATACTCGTAAGAATCTTGAGGATGGAACATTGAACCCGCACAGGGGAGATGCTTTCCTTTTGTATTCACACGATGACAAGATGCAATTCACTGAGAGAGATGTTAGAGAGATCTTGGCAACTGGTTTACCATTGCACGGAGATGCTGCCTTGTCAGGATTTAAGAGAGGGATCGGTATCCTTCACTTGGATAACAAGCCTTCGTCTCTTACGCAGTTAGTTGACTTGTTCAACGACGAGGTTTTCAGCCGTGCTACAGAATTGTATAAAGTTGTCAACCCAAATAAGGGGCAGGATCGAATGGTTACTGCTATAGCGCAAATGCGTGAGGTTTTAGCTGGGGTGGAAGGTCTACCTATGCCGGGCAGAATGGCTAATTTCTTGGAGGGCAACAAAAAGTTAGAATACTCAAAAGAGTCTGACGGGGAAGACCCTTCTCCTTATGATGTTCTGTACGACGAGATAGCAGCTTTCAAAGAGCTCGAATCGAAAGATCCTAAAGATCCTAGTAAGCCGGGGGCTTATCAGGCGTTTGTAGAGATCATAAAAACTATCACAGACGAGAGATCCTTGGGCCAGTTTGGTCGCACAGCGGATAACAACTTTTCGGTGAAGACAAATGAGACCACCGGTAAAGAGAGACCAGTAGCTGTTAATGATCGTGCTAATCCTATCACCCTATTAAACAGTAAAGATCTAACAGACTCTGTAACAGAATTGCCAGAGGGGGCTGAGATTGAAGACACAATTCAGTTCAACATGGACAGCTTCATAGAGGTGATACAAAGTATTTCTAAATTCAATGGTATAAACCCAAAGTCTATCACTGCCCTTATGGACGGTATGTTGGGCAAATCCCAGCACTTCAAATCAGGTTTCTTTATGAGACCATTGATTGCATCACGCACAGGATCACAGAGAGACTTCGCTACGTTGGAGCCAATCCCGGGGTTAGAAGACAACTTCCTTACCAATGTAATTGGTATTAAACCGCCAGTGATTCGCTTTGATATTGCGAGCATGAGTGGACTTATAGAGAACGGTAAAGCTCCAGCGGATGACACTCCTTTCAACCCGTTTGGGAACGAAAAGAGCACCGTTGTTTTAGCAGAAGAGATCACTAAGGAAATTAAGGACACTAGTGTTTTCACAGCTCCTTTTGTTGAGGCTAAGACTGAGGCGCAGGCCCGTAAAGCTTACGCGGAATTCAAGACAGCCTTTGCTAGACTTACAACTCTTGCTAGAGACGTGCGTGGATCAGAGGGTACTAAGGTCAAAAATGCCTTGAGTAACATCAAGAAAATGACCGATTCTGCCTACAAGATTTCAAAGAAACGTATCAAGGAGTCTACTCCTGATCGTGTGGAGAACACAAAGGAATCATTACAGCTGAGTATCGCTGACCTAGTGAACAACGAAGCAAGCGTGATAGCAGAAATGGAAGTTATCAAGAAACAAGCTGCCAAGGACAAGAACTTCATGAAAGCACCAAACGGCCAGCCTACCAAGTTGTCGGAAGAACAATGGTTGTACTCACGTACGAGCACCTTCAAAAACTGGGTTGGGGACTGGGATACTGCGGACGCCCGTGATATCTCTACTCTTTTGGATGCAGAGACTAAGGAGCCTGTTGTTTTCTTCTACGGATCATTGAAAGGTGAGGAAGATCCATTCACTACCCAAGAGGAAGTTATCTTCACAAACAACAAGGTGGTTGCAGACAGTCGTGTGAACGAGGGTGGCATATTGTACTCTATGTTTGTTAGAACTGAGGATTCTCAGTCTGTGAAGTATGGTGAAATGGCAGAACCGTTCGAGGAAACTCAGGACAGCTGGCATACTGTACACCCGGACGGATCCTTGACTATCTCTGTGCCAACCTCTGATCAGCTTAGAGTTATGGAAGGTGATGATTATCTACGCGCAGAAACTAACCCAGACGAGAGCCCAGAGATGACCGAGCTTAAGAAGAGTTTAGCTGACTTGAGCAACATGTTTGTTCAAAGAAGCCCATTCGTGTTCTCGCAAGTTGACCTAGATGATTTCCACTTACAACTGCAAACGCTGACGAAATCGGATGCTGCGGCTATCGTGGAGATTCTGGAAGCGGACTCAGATGACAAATTGGCTAGTGACAAGGTTATATCTAACCTTAAGGCTGCTATAGACGAGCTAGAGAAAAGAGTAGCTGCTCCGGCAGAAGAAATAGAGAAGGCTATAAAAGAGAATATGGCCCGAGAGTACAAAGAGAGTGATCTACCTACGTCTATCCCAGCTGTTTTGGCTACAGATAGCTTAAGCGGATTGCTAGTGAAATTCCATGTGGCAAAAGCTGGTGGTTCTGATGTAACACCGTACGAGCAAGAAATAGGAAGACGTTACCTTTCTGAGTCTAAATCTGACGTAACACAAGTGAAGGAGAGTTTAATCGCCACTCCTATTACTTCAAACGAAGATTACAAGGCCAGAGCGGAGCAACTGAGGGCTTTGAAGCTACCTACTAACGAGGCTGCAGAAGTAGCGCGTGAGCTAGTACAGTTGAGAAAAGAATCTAAGGAGTACGCTAAAATAGCATCTCTGGCTGCAGAGGCGGGACTCACTATCGAGGATGTCAATGAGTTAAAAGATTCTGACTTCAAAACTTTGCTAACAGATTCGTTAAGTGAAGAGGGTGAGACTTTAGATGGTAGTTTAACACCGGATGCCCAAAAAATTATCGATAGTACATGGAGCGACGTAGAAAATTTATTATCATTGCCATTAGATAATTCAGCGTCTATTGCCAAAGTAGCGGAGAGTTTAGAACAAACTTTAGCTGCGACGGATGCACGTATGAGTTTGATGAAACAGTTTATAACTGACAGTTTCAAGAAGCAAGTAATAGATACCAAATACGACGAAATGAAGACACAAGTTTTAGAAAGAGTAGCAGAGGCACAAGCAGAAAACGCTGCCCAAGCTGCTAACGTTGACACCACAATTGCATCAAAGGAGAATCTTTTCCCTACGTTTGTGGACTCAACATTGAAAGTTGCATTAGACCCAGCGGTTGAAGAAGCTGTTAGAGGTTTGGAGGCATCAGAGATTTCTACTTGGGTTGAACTAGTTAACGGTATGTTGCTGGATCCTTCTACAGAATCAACAAAGGGTAAATTGTACTCTGCGTTACGTAAGAAGGTATCTCGTGATGCTTACAAGACTGCGTTAGACTATATGACTAAGAAACAAAAAGATTCAATATGTAGAGGCTAGCGATTAGCTTCTACTTAAATTTTTATTATGGCGATTAAATGTTCTCTAGAGCCTGCTTTGGCAAGTGCTCTTATCAATGACTACCTATACTTCAATCCTAAGCCACAAAGCTTACCGACATTTTACAAAGATATTGCAAAGATTCTCTTCGACGCCGAGGGGGATCTTCGTAGTGTTGTAGGCGACTATAAGGTTGGTGACGAAACTTCCAACTTTGGTTCTTACTTGCGCCGCCTTTCGGGTGTGGTAAAAGGGCAGATCGCAGTGCTCGGATCAGAATTTGAGCGTGGTGAATCTGACTACGATACTGTTGATGTTAACGCTTACACGTTGGCCGATAATATAGGACGCTCAGTGATGGATAAGATCGCTAGAGAGGACGACTCGCTTATATCTGAGGATATCGCTGAATTAGCACAAGAGGAAAAGGCTCCGGTCCCAGATCCTATTGAGGCTGTTGAAGTTGTATCTTCACAAAGAGAACACGCTATTAGCTTCGGAAAATCCACTGCTGAATTTTACGACTTCGTTGCTAGTTACAAAAAGACTAGGCTGCAGAAGGACGACCTAGATTTTGAAACATTCGCGGATACTTACTTTGGTGGGGATCTTATTACATTGTTTGATGACTTCAAGGCTCACTTCTTGAACAACTTCTCTGATGCACTTATCGACACCAGAGTTGTGAACGGTCAGGCCCGAGGTTACAATGACAATATTATCTCTGTACTGGAGAACCTTAAGCTAGCTGTTGAGGACGCAGTGGATGAGGATCTATTAGAGTCTACAGAAGCATCTAGCCTATTGGATACAAATCCAGCAACACGTAGAGCTTACTTTAACAAGGTCATCGCAAACAACTTTGATAACGTTGTTAAATTATACTTGGATGGTGTGAACATTGGTGAAGGATTAGACAAAGCTACTTTAGACATCGCTGAGGGCCGTAAGGGTTTCACTGATTTCGATGGTGGGCACAGTGGTTTGGCTACTGAGTCTGATGCTATGAAAATGTTAATCTACACTACTCCGCGTCTTACAAAGGATGAGCACGGTAACATTGTTCAGGATGACAACAAACCTACTTTGGGTGACCACGAGGTTAAAGCCGTGGCTAACGTATTGAACTCTTTCCCCAGAACTGCGGAAGGATTCAGAGACAAATTAGAGAACAGAATGAACTCAAAGGATATCAATGCTGATATCTACCGTTCTTTACACCACCGTTTCTTCTCAGACGAGAATTACACAGTTGATGGTGTAACACGTAAATCTGTTTACGCTATATTCCGGGATAACAACGACAAGAACGCCAACAACATGGTGTCTTTGTTAATGACATCTTTTCACTCACAACAACACCTTAGTTACATCATCGCTAAAAACGGTAACGTAACAAGAACGAACCCAGCTACGGATCAGTTATCTTCTTCTTTAAAGGAGGACTTCACTAGGCGCATCTCGGACGTTCATAACAAATCTGAATTAGATCCTACAATAGCAGACAAAATATCTGTGGAAGACGTAGATGGTGTGCCACACATCAAGATAGCTAATGGTAAAGGGCAATTCGTATCTTTCGGGTTTGAAGTTTTATCTACTAAGAAATCTGATGGTATCCCAGTACGTATTGATGAAGAAGGGTTTAAAGAATACTCTAACGAGACTAAGGCTCTTAATGCTTTGCACATTTTAGGTTTCCCGCCTTCGTTAACTAGTAACTTTATCAAGCACTACAAGCAGCACATTGGTGCTTATGCGGCTCAGAGTACTATCGGAACGGAAAGAGACTTATCTCTACCTAATATGATCGCGAACATGGCATACATGATCGCTATGAACAAGCCGGAAGCTCTCGAAAAGATGGTTGACATGAAAGTGGCCCTTCCAAAGGAACACAAGTCAACAGAAGAAAGCACATTAGCTTTTCCACCTATGGATTCTGCCCATAGATTTGTAGCTCCTATAAAGGAGTTCATCGCTATTGCAGAAGGCGCGGGTGTGAAGAAAAAGCACATGGATAACAACGGTAACTTCGTGAGTAACATCGGAGTTAAAGCACGTATCCACGACACAGAAAATAATATCTCAGATATAAGAGACAGATTGAGCAACGGTGAGACCACTGTTCATGCACGAAACGTCTTGGTTAGCGAGAAATATGATATCCTAGGCACCAGTTACAAGGATGGTTTTGAAATTATGGGTAACGTACGTAGCAATAGCTCTATGTCGAAGGCGGAGCAATACCGTTACATCATCGAGGACTTATACGTTAAGATCGGTGCCCAAGAAGGATTTAAGGTGGCTAACTTCCAGTCGGCAGTTATGTCGGATCGTAGTCGTGTTGAGACAATGATCACACGTAAGAATCAAGGTGAATACTTAGACCCGCACAAATTAGATACTGCTCGTTCTAGTATGATCGAAGCACAAAAGGATTTCCATAACGATTTGGCTTCGGCTATAACAACTTCATGGGTTACTCAGTTACAAGAGTGGTCTAAGAAAGGGAATAGCTTTGCTACATGGAACGGTGCTGAAGTTGATGCTATCTCCACGATCGAAGAGCTTAACACGCACCTTGCGAAGTACCCTGTACCAATTGCTGCTGCTAAAGCTGGTAGACACTTGGCTAACAGAGTGATGTATGTTGCGGACGAAAACAAGAATGCTAAGATCAAGGATGTGTTCATGTACATGCGTGATACTTTCAATGACCCGAACAGAGCCGATAAGTTCGTTCAGGATCAGTTGAGAAAGTTCAGAAACCAACTTAAGAAAGAGGGTTACACTCCTAAGACTATGAGTGATGACGTTACAAAGATCCTTAGAAACCGTTTTGGTCAGTCTAAGAACTACAAGATTTACGACATGATGTTGGAATCATTCTTTTTTGAGTCTAACATCATTGCCAATGCTGCAACATCTCTTTCTATGGGATCTCTGTACCAGTTCAAAGGGGATATGGATCACACAAAAGAGATGGATTTCGCTACGGATCTTGTTCAAAGATTTGCAGAGCGTAATGATGAGCAGTTAACTACAGACCAAGTAAGAGAACGTGCTACCGTGAAAGCTAAAGAGATAGCTTCTGGCCGTGCTTTGAACTCTATGTTTGTTGATCAAGCCAAGCGTAATGCTGGTTTAGGTTCAGGATTCCACCACCCTCGTTTGTTCTCAAGCTTTGAGACAGGCACAGGTCTAGATGAATTCACGAACACAGCTGTTATCGATGACCCGGAAATAGCGGTTGACATCTTAGGTACACTAGGACAAAATGGACAAGAGGTATACGATGCCGCTCAGTTCGCTCACCCTTTGTACTTCTTGAAACTGAATAACTCATTGGGTAACGAAATGTCTCAGTACATGACCCAAGGTGGAGCAGTGAAAGATATTTCTAACGAGCTTGATCCTGTTACAGGTGTTCTTCGTTTCCAAAAGAAAGCGACGTTCAACCAGTTCTCTACAGAGATGCTGACTAAAGGTACGCCAGAGTTGGCGCGTTTGTTCCGTAAAATGAACTCTTCTATCACATTCAAGGGGGAGATCACTTACAAGGGAGAGACTATACCGGTTAAGAATTTACAAGAATTATGGGAGCACTTTGGTGCTACTAAAGAATCTCACCCTAACAGAATAGGTGAGGATAAATATGCTAACGCTTGGGAGAGTGTTCTAGAAGTTCTAGGGCAAAACCCGGAGAACCGTTCAGCTTACATCGAGAAAGTAGGTTTTACTTCTGGTGAAAAGACTGGGTCTCGTGCGTTAAACAAGACTGATGTTTGGTCTACGGACGGTGCGCCATTGAAATACACTAAGTTCTCTAACGAGCAACACGGTGTAATTTTGAACGCGGATCACGATCCAGATTCTACACACACAGAACACGGTGAGAAGTCTTTGATGACTCAAGCTATTTCTGCAGCGGTATTCCAAGGTGAAAGCTTCGGTATAGCTGAGAACATAAACGATGCACTTCTGTCTTTATCAGAAGCGTCCCTAGATCGTATTAAGACTGAGATTGACGAGAAAGCAGTTGATTTGCTGAGAAAGATGGCGAATACCAACCACCCTACTTTAAAGGGCCAAGGTCTAGCTGTGCAAGCTCTTACAAACAACTCTGACCGTTCAGATGCTGAGGAGCAACAAGTTCAATCCTTGATCATAGAGACAGGCTTGGATAAGACGGCCATGAAGGAGTACGCTCTGGATTTGACTAAAGATGCTTTGGTTAGTAAAGACACGTTCAACATTGTTAGTAAAATCGCCAACCACCAAGAGTACGATGGTATGGACACTATGCAATTGCAGAATGAAGTACACAGGGCAGTTATGGCTCACTTGAACCGCGAAACTGTTCGTATCAAGTTCAAGGGCCAAGAGTTCGTAGTTTCTACTGCGCATGACTTTGCTAAATTATACGAATTACCTAATGGTAACGTGGTATCCCGTGATGACTTCATGAAGTCCACGCAAGTTAAATTTGATGAGATCACTAACACAGATGATCTTAAGGCCACTACAGATTACGATATCATTGAATTCAATGGTGTTGAGATGCAACTGTGGGAGGCAATCGCTATGAAAGGTGACCGCAAGTCGGTTATGGATGGTAACACAGTGGGTATCAAAAGATTACCAGCTAAAGACAAACAGCGTAACCTTAAATGGTTGGGTTACAACGGGGTTAGTCCTACAACAGGAGAGCCTGTTAAATTGACAGACACTAGTGAATTCAAGGATCTTAAAGCTAACGGTAAAGAGTTGGCCAATCGTGAAACCACTACAGAGAGACAAAAAGAATTATTGGCCGACAGAGTTCCTTTGGAATTAGCTTTCAAAGAACTGATGAACAATACAGCGTACCAGTGGGAAACCGAGGATGCTGAGTTCTACATGCCGCAAACACACATGGCTGCCTTCAACTTGGATATAAACTCCAATATCAGCGAGATCATGGGTGACTTGCTTACTGGTGAACAGATTTCTGTTGACGGTGGAGAGGTTGTTTATGAGTCGCAATTAGCAAGCATGAGAGCTTACTTTGAGGATCAGATTTATGATGTAATAGATACTAAGAAAGAATACAGGGACATCTTCAACTTCACCAAGTCTTACGATGAATTGACTATCGGCGGGTTAGATAAGATCTCGAGAGCTGCGGCTAGAAAATTGTCAAGCATTGATCCAAACAGCGAGTTAGCTTCCACTCTGGAAGATGAGTTAGAACACGTTAAGCAGATCATGGCGGAAGCTTTACAAGGGGCTGAAGTAACAGAGGACAACTCGAACGGCAACTTGGATAACAATCTTTTGGATAAGTTCAATACTTTCCGTGAGAGCAACCGCAAAATGTTTGTTGAGGATTTGGCAAACAGACAAGCTAAGAGTTTCCCGAAAACATTGAAGATACTTGCCGCTCGTATCCCGGGTACAGGTAAGCAGTCTTATGTTGCTGGTAAAGTGAAGGGCTTTATTACTAGCCAACGTAACGGAATCTGGGGGCCAGCAGAGATGCTGACTATTACAGGGGCGGATCATGATATTGATAAGGCTCACGTACTTGTTTACTCTGTGGATTCGGAGGGTGTTGTTTACTCTTACGACAGCTACTTAGATGCTTCTGGTAAAATCTCTAGAGAGGTATACGGGAAGAACCTAGCAAACAAAATTGAAATTCACAAGAAGCGTCTATCTGAAGCTGGTAAATCACCACGCCAAGTAGATTCTATTATCAGTGAGTTCCGTAAGAACGAGAACCTTAAATTCAAAGAGGCAATCAAGAACTATATTATCGACGGCCTACGTACAACATCTTTAGATCCTAGAAACGCAGTAGAATCTGCAACACCGGTATCTTTGGAGAAATTGAAGAAGGCTATCAAGACTATTGAAAAAGAAGAGAAGAGTGAAGAACAAGACGAGGACGGTAGTGTTATTACAGGTGGGCAATTCATGTCACCCTTTAATCCAGCTTCGATTCCTAACTTGGAGATCATTAACGCTGTTGGTAAGCAAGCAGTAGGTGTGTACGCTACAGGTCTGAAAGGATACGCAGCGATCTACACTGCCTCACTGAAAGACATGACCAGCGAGCATATCAAATTCCCTGACTTCACGCGAGGATTGTTTGCTTCAGACGACAAAGCTGCCGTTGGCATCGCCCAAGATCTGTTCAAAAAATTCTACGGTAGAGATTCAGAGGGTAACGCTATTTCTAACAACACGTTGAACTTGTTCGTTACAGATGGTAAGGGTGTAAAAGAACGCCACCACCGTAGCTTGATTGCGAACACAGATAAATGGGCTGAAGGAGTAAACCCAGATGATCCTAAATTCAAGGAGCAAGCGCAAGCATGGGCGGATATTTCAGAGCTTACCAATGCTGCGACCGATAACGCCAAAGAGTTGATCTTGGGACGTATTGGAGCGGATGGTAACACGAACGGTCTTATTGCAGCTGCTGTAACCGCAGGGTTTGATTTAACACATGTGTTGGCTCTTTTACAAGATCCAGATGTTAAAGATGTGTTGAAAGCAGTTGAGAGAGGTTCAGATACAGTGAACACTCAGCCTGAGCTTCCATTGAAGTTTGCTATCAACGACCACATGAGAAGAAAATTCGGATGGTTCAACAAAGGGTTTTACTCTTCTGTTAAGTCTCTACAGGGCACTATAAAAGCCTTAGAGGGAACTAGACCAGACGCGTTCAAATCAGCGGAAATAGCGATATTAGATATCGGTACTACAAACATAGAGGATTTAAAGATACTTGCGGGTGGTGCGTATTCAACTAACGATTACGACCTAGCTACAACAAACGTTGAGAGTTCAACACCAACTGACTTGGAGTTAAGCACTCTTCAGAGATTGGCAGCGGCTTCAGGCACTGACTTCAATACTTTAAACAAATCGAAAGCTACAGCTATGTTGCGTTCGTTCACGGATAGTAAGACTCTTATTATACCAACGGACCAAAACTTAAGCTCAGTAAATATTAGATTGGCTGCGGCTTATGCTGCGTCTACGAAGAAGGAATTATTCCAAATTCAGCCAGATGGTTCTTGGAGTAAGTTCGATGGGGACATGTTTATGCCCTCTAAGAACACACCTTTGTTCACTAAGAGCACTGCTATATTCACGAACTCTAAGCTGTCGGCTCCGGCCCGCGCTAGCATCAAGAGAGCAATCTCTGAAACTAAGATGGCTATCGCTAACCCAGCGGAGTACAACAAGACAATTTCGACTCGTCGTAAGGGAGCTCACAAAAGTAAGCTAGCCAACGCGGATCAAGCATTGAAAGACAAAATGGAAGAGTTCGTTGGTGACGGGCCTCGTCAACTATTGATGTTGATGAATATGGCAAAGGAGAACCGCGCGGTTACTTCGTTACTTGCTATAAACCAGTCTATTCCTAATGGGGATTACGATGTGTACAAATACTTCAATGCGTTTATCAAGAACGTTAACGGTGCTGCTGGCGGGCCTTTCATAGGTCTAGATGAATTGTACAAGTTCATTAGCGATTTACAAAGCCCGGAAACTATGCCAGAAGCGGACGCTCTTATTGAGCAGTACGAAGGGCACAAAACTGCGGTTAACCCATTCTACGTTATCAAGCAAAACTCTCACTACTTCGGGTACATAAAGTCGTTGAAGTTGGGTATGGAGCTAGTGCGTAGCGGGACGTTCACCAACAAAGCTATCGAGGAATTAATTAAGAAATTCACTGATGGTAACGTAGACGAAGAAGCGTACTCAAGCATTAAGAATATGGTATACGGTATTGGAGTGGAGCAATTCTTCCAAAAACGTGGGCCTCTTAGAGTTGCGGGTACTGACTATGATTTAGGAACTAACGATGGCCGTGCTGACTTCATGTCGGAAATGGTGAACATCACTAAGAAGGTTCAGAGAGAAGAGTCACTGGAAAACAACCCGTTCGTGAAAGCGTTATGGTTGGATGAGATCAAAGATGTTCAGCTGCGTGATTTCTTTACTGTTGTTCGTACAAACGACATCGGTAACATGGAGCCACATACTATCGCTAAATTGCGTGTAGGTCTTAATAACTTGAGAGAGTCACACCCAGAATTCCACGATGCTTTGTTCTACTATTCTTTAGTTCTTCACAAGGGAGCGAAAGGAAAGAACTCATTTGCATCTTTATTCGATGCCAACATTGACGGATTCAAGGATTACGTGAAGTTCCTAGACGGAATGGACGCTAAGAACATTATGGATGCCGTGGCTAAGATGCATGGTTCTAGAGCAGGAGGTGACGCTATTGATGGTGTAGCTTTTAGCTTGATCAACCGTACTATGAAGAGAATGGACACGAGACCTAAGTCAGGTTACAAAGGTGCAGGATCTAACTCAGTACACGATCAACACTATGTTCTTCCGAACCCAGAAGCTAAGAAAGCTCCGAGCATGTTCATGTCGAAGCAAACAGGTAAGATATACCACAAAGTTACAGAGATCATGTTCAACGGTAAGCCGTTAGACTACGTTGTTGTAACTTCTAAATATCCTGTAAAAGGTATCCCGTACACTACTTCAGAAATGGGTGTAGAAGCTGCTGGTTACCAATACGGGGAGACTGCTGAATTAAGCGGTACCAAAGTGCAAGTGTTGAAATACCAAGATTTTGAGAAGAACTACTTGGTGGACATGGGTAACGGTGTTATTGTAACTGTGAACCGTGATACACTTGAGGAAAATAACCCTGACATGATCTTCTCTGGTCGTAACTTCGGGCCTATCGTTAAAAAAGATAGATTGAACCCTGACTTCGATCGTACTGCGATTTTGACTAAGCCTAACGTACAAGATTGGCCTGTCTCTTTTAAAGAGGTAGAAGAAATAGAAGCGTACAGCATGAAGTACCAAGTGATAACTGACGTCCCAGAAGGCGCAGAGCCGGGGAAAGTTATAGGTTACGCTGAACGTGGTGGCTTCAAGGCTAGAGTGCGTTACTTAGGGAACATGGGGTACAAGAGACATATTGCTATGGGTCTTGCGTCTAAGAAAGATAAGGCGGCCTACGCTTACTTTAACGAGGAAGTTGATGGAGCTCATATCGTTGAATTCGAGCCTGTGTCTACTCCCAACAAACCAGTGATTGCTTTGGACTCTGTTAAAAAGAGACCGGGTGGATCTATTCTTACACGAGTTGGTTACGGCAGAGCGGTTAACTTCGCATCTACAGAAGATATCGACGTGGAAGAAGGAGAAACTAAACTTATGGAGGTTCGCCACCCTAAGACTAAAGCGACTCAGTTCTTCAAAGTGACTAACGTTGGGCCTTCTGTGAAGTACATAGGAGAGCAAGGGATATTACCAGAAGAAATGCACGATCGCATGGGTTACACTGGAAAATCAGGCTTCAACACGATTCGTAAGATTATGGCGCCATCGTCAGAATTCACTATGTACACAGTCGAGCCTTACAACGGTAAACAAGATAACACAAACTCACACTTGGAATACAGATTCTTGAGTGATGAAGCTACACCTATCAATGATGTTCAAATCAACTTGGTAGGGGCAACAAACAACCATGTCAACGCAGATATTATCGCTAAGATGGGTGAGTTTGGTGTGAGCGCAATAAATGAGGAAGAAGAAACATTTGTAACAGACGAGAAGTTCTTAGAAGAGTCTATGCTTGAACTGGGTAAAGTTTACCCTAACGCGGCAAAGTCTACTAGTGACTACTACAAGAAATCAGCTAACGTTGTTTTGAACTCGGATATGACAATCATTGTTTCGGACTTTGACCGTCTTACGAGTGACGAACAAGAAGCAGCTAACTACGATCCATCGTCTTACTTAGACAAGGAACTAGAAAAGTTGGTTAAGATTGTTGGTGACAACTTTGAGGGTGACGTTACAGACAGTCTAGATAAGATTGTGGCAGATATTCAAGCTGGTACATTGTCTACACTAGACGGTAACAAATTGAGAAGATATTCTACGGATTTGGCTAAACTAAGAAGAGATTCTGGTAAGGCTAGTGTAGTACGTAAGAACCCGGGATCCGCTCCAGCGAGTGTGAAAACGAAAACTTTCAAGAACTTTGTTGCTGCTCAGGTAGCTAAACATGCTGGGAAGAACTTACATATTTACTCTCCGTCAAGACAACAGTGGTTCCAATACGAACCAAACACAGGTGAATATATACCTACATCTATTCCAATCATGGAGGGTACGGTTGCGTACTTTGATGATAAGCCGAATGATGACATAGGGAAGCAAGGTCTTGACTCTCTATTGAAGAAGACAGCAGTATTCGCCAGACAACAAGATGGAGGTCTTGGTACTCTTAAACGTCCTGCTAACTTGACTTTCGGGTCAGAGCCAGATTCAGAGTTAAACACACCTACTCTTTCTCCTAGCCCGTTGTCTAACGTTAACGGGATCAGCGAGATTGAATTAGACGGCCAAGTAGTTGTTGATGGTATTGTTTACAAAGGAACAGAGATCAATGGTGAGACTTATACTAAGAACCACTTCACTGATTTTGAAAATGCTACTGTGAACGAGATGCCTGATGGTTCTATTACTATCGAGAGCACTACAACCGGTGGTGATGCATTCTTCTGGGCTGCTTTCCCTGATGCTAACGTACGTAAGAATTACGCTAACTTCACTGGAGACAGCGTGAAAGAGGACTTCAAGGTTCAGATCGATGGTAAGTACTACATCTTTGATGAGTTACACCGC